GAGCTAGATAACACTGAGTACAACACCAAGAAGTTGGAAACTTGGATGTCTGAGTTCTTCGCACCCAAAGAGGAAGTGAAGACCGCAGATGTAGAGATGTTCATAGTGGAATACAAGGGTAAGGAATATCTTGTAGATGCGGATGAAAATGTATATGAAGAGACTTCTGGAGAGGGTCTAGTGGAAAAGAAGGTCGGAAAGGTTGGAATGGCTTACTTCAAGGACATGGTTATGCCTGAGTAGAGAAGTGTAATAAAATTACACACAAAGTTCCAGTGTTCACATCATTGTGCGACACGTAGGACATGGTTTTTTACATAAGTTCAGTAGGCAGTTATCAGGTGTCACAACATCTGGAGCACGTGGAGCCATAAGCGGTCCAGCAAGAGGATCAACTTGAGGGAATGTTCGGTTATCGCGAGCATTTTGAGCTGCATTTGCTTCTACATCATTACGTAGTATAGCAGTGTAGGCTCCTGCTCCCATTTGAGGATTGATAAAGAAAGGAGTGATTGTTCTCAATGTAAGAGAGATTGAAACTGCATATCCAGCTGCAGTTTTTGCATACACTATAATACCTTGATTTGAAAGAATCGGTGAAATACCTGAGAGTGTTGAAGTAAGTCCACTACTATCTTTCAAAAATTGAAATCCTAATGGAATTGCAGATGTAAAATAATAAATGAAACTTGCAGATCCAATTGCTTGAATTGGAATTGAATAGGGTACATATTCAAATAATGTAAATGTAGTCTGAGTAGGTTGACTAAAGGTTAATGTACTAAGTTCTGTAGGTATACGAATTGATCCTCCTGTTGTTGTAAATAGTATATAGATAGGTGTAGTTGCTGTAACTGTTCCAAATACTGCTGTTAATGTTGCTGAATAAGTTGTATCTAATGTTGCACTTGTAAAATCACCCGAAACTAATCCACCTGAAGTTACAGCAATTGTAGCTGAAGTAGCCGGACTTAGAGTTCCAATTGAAAAAGTTGCATTCACAAATGTGTCAGATGAATATTGAATTGCACGATACTCTATTCCTGAAAAGATTTGTGAAATTATATCACTTCCATTAGTTTGAATAATCATCATTTGATCTGCAATAATTGAATAATTATAGATTTGATTTGTTATAGTAAATCCAGTACTTGCTGTAATTGTAAAATTTCCAGTTCCTCCAATCGGAAATTCAGTAGGAGTTCCTGAAAGAAGACCACTCGCGCTAATAACTAAACCAGTAGGTAAATCTATAGATGAATAGGATTGAATAGGTCGTTCACTTAATGTAGATATTGCTATAAACTGAAATGGTGTAATTGCTCTGTTTTGGAAATAGGTAGGAGTATAGGTTGACCAAGTAAATGCATCTGCTAAAATTGAAAGTTGAATTGTAGTAGTTCCAGTAGTTCCAAGAGTATCTGTAGCAGTAATTGTTACAGTTGTAGATGAAAGTGTAGTAGTTGGAATTCCTGTTAATGTTCCAGTTGAAGAGTTTAATACTAAACCATATGTTGTAAAATCAATAGAGGAAGTGTAAACAATAGGTGTAGCGTTTGCAGTGGATGTTGCTGAAAAGACAATAGGAGTTGTGTAATATCCAGTTTTTGCATTCGTTAAGGATCTTGAAACAATAAACAGAATAACAGTTCCATTTGCAGGAGTTGAACCTCCAAATGTAATAAAATTTGGATTAATCGGAATTGTTGCTGTAACAGAACGTGAATTTCCATTGGTATTTGTTGCAGTAAATGTATAAGAACCAACAAGATTGACTTCTGTTGGTGTTCCTGACAAACGATAAATATTAGGTCCTGAATAAAGCACTAATGATAGACCTGGAGGTAATGAAGTTGCAGTTACACTTGAGATTGTAGCTGTTGAAAAGAAACTTCCAGCTGTAATCAAAACATCAGTTGTTCCAAGAGGCTTAGATCTATAGAGTGTTACTGAATTGGATACATTAATCAATACTGTTTCAGCCATTGAAAAATTAAATAAAGATGATCCTGTAATCTGTTTTCCAGTTTGATCTATTCTACTTCCTGTAAGACGTGTTTGATATAGATTTGAATTAGATGTAGATAAAGATGTTGCAAATGCAAGAGTTGGAGTTCCTGCAAGTATAATTGTAAGTGCAGAATCTACAGGACTAAAAGGTTGAGATACATTACTTCCTAAACTATTTTGAAATGTAAATCCGTCTGGAAGTCCACTCCATGTGTAGTTGAAGGTTGAATAATAAATCGTCGGAGGTTGAACTGCAGTTGAAGTAATAGGAGTTATTGCAGTATCTACTGTCAAATTTGAAAGAGTAGATGTGCTTGGAGTAATTCGAACAAGTTGTTCATTCACTCGTATAGAGATAATACTTGTCACAATCTTACCATTTGAACTATTACTTCCAATAATTTGATAGTTACTTTGATTGACTCGTAAAATAGGAGTCCCTTGTAGAAAAAATGTGTTACAAGAACCTCCAAATGTAAGACCACTTGGAAGAGATGGAACACTTATAATACTTGTGATAGGAAGTACAGTTAAAAAGGAAGGATTGGATCCATATGTATTACTTATATCTTCATATTGGAACAATTGAAAATTTTGGTTTGCAGACGGAGGAAAGAAACGTCCTGGACTTACACTTACAAGAATTGTTTGTGTATCTACAATTGTGCTTCCAAACATTAGATCAACAATCAAATTTAAAGTAGTTGAAAAACTAACACCATATGTTCCTGCAAATGTAACAGTTTTTAGATCTTCTGAAAGTGTTATAAATGTTTGAAGTTCTGAAGATGAACGACTAGTTCTAAATGAAAGACCTTGTGCAACTTGGTTAAATGTAAAACTATAGCTAAACGGTTCGTATTTATATAGACTCACACTTCTAGTTGGTATAGAAGGAGTTGCTACAATAGTTGTTGCGGTTGTAATAAGATTTTTCACATTACTTACAATAATTGTATTTCCATTTAGAACTGCATCAATTTCAATTGTAGTTAGTCCTCCTGTAGGTAATCCTGATGTAGATCCAAATGTTAATGTATATTCTGTTTCTCCGTTTGTAATGTAAGGAACTAGAAGACTTGAAGTAGTATTAGAGTTATATTGTAGATTTACATTGACAACTGTATTCGGTATTGAATAAGTATATACTCCAAATGGTTCATAACTTATAAGAGATAATGGACTAGTAAATGTAGGTGAAACATCAATTGAAATATTAGAAACATTGAATGTATACGTGGTAGTTCCAATAACAAGTCCTGAAATTGATTGAAGAACTTGAAGGACTTGAGACGTTAATGGAGCACTTTGAAATCCAAAAGCTGATGCAAAGTTAAGTTGATACGATCCATTTCCAGTTACAAAAGGTATTACTGAAGCACTTGTTAAACTTCCTAATGTTAATAGAGGAAGTCCAGTTGGATATGCAGTACTTCTAACAGGTGCAGTAATGGTAAATGAAGGACGTAAATTTGATGGATATTCAACTAAAGTCCAAAAAGTAGGTGAATCACTAGGACGATTTCCTATATTAGCATTCTGAATTGAATTGTAGTCTAGTCCAAGATAACTTACTTTATCATCTGCTCTATATAGTGTTGTTTCTATCCATTCAGTATATCCTGTCCAAACCGGATTTGATAGTTGAAACTGAACACCTCCAAGAATTGGAACCTGAAATGCCGTAGCTATAGTTGTTTCTACTAGATTTGAACCTGGTACACCTTGTGAAAGTGTAACGTCAAATAGACCATTAGAGTCATGTACATGTGTAAGTTTACTATCTAAAGAATTAACAAAATAATAATTTGTATTACAACTACCGTAAAACCTTATCATTCCATTAGAAATGTACTCTGCACCCAACCCAGATAAAAAGGTCATTCTTCCTCCATTGAGATTACTTGGAAACGTAAACTCAAAATTGGCTGCACTTGCGATATTGTTATCTGCTGTACTATAAGGTATACCAGACAAACTAGCACCTGTATAATTTGAAATAGAAACAGAAACTGAAGTATTACTTGTAGCTAAACTTGTAACTGTAACTCCTGATCCTGTATATGAAAGTCCATCAACAACAATACCTGGAGGTGCTACATCTGAGTTTGACAATGTATATTCAAAGGGTGTTGCAATTGTGAATGAACTTTGAAATGTAGGTGGATCTGTTATAATTGTTGGTACACTCATTACTTACTTACTTAGATTTAGGAAGGGCTACTTTAACTGTTTTCTTTCTTGTTTTTGGTTTTTCCTTTTCCTTGACTTCAATCGCGGGCAGCACGGGATGTGTAATCTCCGTAAACGCTTGAGAAGCCATCTCCTCCGATAGATTCCGGTATACCATGTCCAATTTGAGCTTCACGAGGTTGGAGTTGGCGTCCATACTCTTCCATGCGAACATTTCGTGTTGCAGATAGCCACGGAACTGGCTCAAAGGGAATACGTTTTGGTTCTTCAGCAGTAGATGTGGTCTGATATTGACTATACAAAAATACTCCAAATCCAACAATTGTAATCGCAAGAATCACGAGGTTCATAAGCCACGATGATGCTTGGATAAGTTCATGTTTACGTTCAATTAAGTTACTTTCAATCCGTCTCATGTCGAACGTGTCGATGAGGGAGCCGCCTGAGGAGCTTGCGACGCCTGAGGAGCTTGCGACGTACATTGTTCTGTAGCAGGACACCATTGTGCGCCAAGAAACGAGAGGGTCTCTTTAGCCCATGGGTTTGTCAAACAAGAACATACTCGAATTTTAGAAGGATAGATAAACACATATCGTTCTAGATCATAAAGTTGTCTGCGTGTAAAATTTTTAGTACATACTATATGGATTCCTTCATTATAACGAAGAAGGTTGTAATCCATTAAGAAACAGACTGGAGGCTTTGTGTATATGGATTACTCTTAAAAGCGTCTAACAACCCTGGCTGTTCATTTCTGTTAGTGTAGACATCTTGTTTTAATGGTTCAACATATCTCTGTGATCCCATCTGTGATGCGGATGGTGCCTGACCTCCGAAAGTCATTAATGGAGCTTCAAATCCACGAGTATTTTTGAGAAGTGATTCATCGCGATGAGTTTGAACATTGTAGGATTGAGGTCCTCCTTGAAGTTCCATACCTGAAACAGGTCCAGCAGGAGGAGCACGACCTTCAACAGTCAACTTCATGAACTCTTGGAATGGTTCAGTGAATGCGCGAATATAGGACATACCTCCTGCTGCAGCAGTAGTAGCAGGATTGGCTTGAAGCATTGTCATGGATTCACGATTTTGAAGCTTCATCAACTGCTCAGGATACAAAGAGTTTGCAACCTGTTGACCTGCTGTTGTATTTACGTGATCTAATGAACCATTCTCTCCTGTAAGAACTTGGAATCTGTCTGGGCGGTTCTTTTTGACTGGTGCTTGTAATCCCATTTCAGTAATGTAGAACTTACCTGGTGTTGGCTCTGAGGTGTATGTAACCTTAGCTTTGTTTGCAACACGGAGTTCATCAGTAGTCTTGGGTAATGCGTATTCTCGCATAGCATCTTGATTGTAACCACCTGAAGGCAAGTTAGTGTATCCATCGTTCACACCTGGACCTACCTGAATCTGGTTGATAGGGAAGGTGTTCTTCATTGCAAGTGAAGTAACTTGTCGCTCTTGTTCCCATTCAGTTTCAACAGGTGCCTTCCAAGGATTTCCAGTTCCTGCTTCAGGCTTGAAGAATGCAGGAGCTTCTTCCTTATGATGAAAGGTGTGCTTTCCAGAACCTGTATAGAGATCCAAAACTCCATCAGTGGCACCTGAATACATAGACTGAGTTTGTGATGCTCCAAAGAAGGGAACCATATTTCCATGTCCAGTAGGTGCTTGGAGAACAGAAACATTGTCTGTTGCCTGTTCTTCTGGATTCACAAAGGTTTCTAACGGGTTTATCTTGCGTTCAGGTTCAGCATACGCCGTTTTAGATGGCTGCGTGGAAAGAGCATAACCGAGTGCGGCTAAGCCGATTAACATAGCGACTTCCATTTGTAAATAAGCTACGAAGATAATCTTTTTTTACAGACGATTAATAAATGAGCGGATTACCACACTTAAAATTAACTCGTGAAAAGGCAGCTGAATCGGGACTTGCAACTAAATCTGATTTACAAACACCTGCTAAACCTCCTACTGTATCTAAAATCAACTTTAGTGAAGAATCTAATGTTAGAACAATTGGTCCAGGTCGTCAAGAAGCTATATTAGGATATACTCCAGGTAAACCAAAAGATAGCAAAGTTCCTACAAAAAAAGGTGGAATCAAAAGATCAAAACGATCTAAGTCAAAGAAAAATCGCCGAACAAGACGCCGATAAAATGGATCTCAATTAGACATTGATATGAAGACTCATAAAAATGTCTCAATCTCAGTTTATCGTCAGTGCTGATTCTCGTGATGGAAAGAAATGGTTACAAAGTGAAACCCGTGAATTTATTCGTATGTGTAGACATGAAAATCTAACAATTGATGAAATGGCATCTCGTATGCACCGTAGTCCAGAGGGTGTCTTGTTTCGACTTGCTAAGATTATGCATGAACATCTTGACGGTCGCACTGATGAAGCATCAATCAAAGAAGTTTCTGACTGGATTCTCCCTAATGATTCCACACTCCTACGCGACTCGTATTCGCAAGCCTCGATTGTTCATTCGTAGGAAACGGTACCACCGCATGCGACTGGGGCTTATATAACAACCAGTGGAAGGCATGACTTGTCTCTTTGCCAGACTTTTCTACTGCGATTTCAGTCGCAGTCTTCATTTTTTGCCTATCAAAATTAGGAGTAGGAACAATAGATGCTTGTAGACGGGGATCCATTAAAATATGACGTCAAAATAATGTTGTGGTTCCTGCTTGTAATCATCCTTATTCTACTAGGAATTGTCTACTTTCCTCGTGAATACTTCATCAGTGCAAATGGAAAGGAACTTTTAAACCTTTCGTTTCCTCCTTTCATGGAAGACACTTGTAAACCTGGTTATGAAAATGACGCAGGATTATGTTATCCAAAATGCAGAAATGGTTATAAAGGTGTAGGTCCTGTATGTTGGGCACAAACTGATAATATTGGAATTGGAACTGTCATTGGATTAGAAGACTGTCCTCAAGGATTCTTAACAGAAGGTTTAATTTGTCGTGAACCCATAACAGGTGGTGGATGCACGACACATTGTGATGGAAACTGGGATTGGAATTCAGGTGGATATTGTAAAACACGGTGCGAACCTATTAAAGGAGGTCGTTTGAAGGGACGATTGGATGGTGGAGGAAAATGCCCAGGTCCTCAAGGAGGTCCTCACTACGATCGTGTAGATGGAATGTGCTACAAAAGATGTCCAAAAGAAAAACCTTATCATCTTCCAGGTATGCCATATCTATGTTATGTAGGAGGAGACCTATCCTATGGACGTGGACTTGGAAAGATCCCAAAACTCATTCGTGTTTTTGGAAAATATCCAATTCTTGGGCCGGATTAAATACCAAATTCACTCCTCTTATAAATACTTCCAGGTTGACCTAAATCTACCGTTGTCTCTTTAGAATCTCTTGGAATGTTTAATGTTAATAAATTTTTATTTGGAGTTTTCACAGTAAATATTTTATTTCCTGTTGATGCATTGGTTTGAGTTTGAAAGCTAATTCCTCCAATACTCACTGCATGATCAGCTCTAACTATTTCAGTCCTCAAATCATAAGGAATTGTACCTGTAGGTCCAGTAGGTCCCATAGGTCCAGGAACTGTACTAGCAGCTCCAGTAGGTCCCATAGGTCCAGGAACTGTACTTGCAGGTCCAGGAACTGTACTAGCAGGTCCTACTGGTCCAGCAACTGTACTCGCAGGTCCAGTAGGTCCAGTAGGTCCGATATCTCCTCTAAGACCATAGGGAGCTGCACTTCCAGCTGTGCTTGATGTAGGAGCTTCTGATACAGATCTGTCAGCTTGAGTAAAACTTTCGACAATACCACCTTGCTTAAACTGACTTCCATAATTAGAAATTTTTCCAGCAAGTGTTGAATCGTATCCAGACCATTCAGTTCGTGAATATGGGTTTAATGTTAGAGATCCAAGCATCTTTCTAAACTTTGAAACAGCTGCCTTGAAAGCAGTGCTATCAGTTCCTGGTGGAGGTAGTGGAAGATCAGCTTTTCCAATAGGTTTGAATCCAAAGCAGTTGACACCAAACTTTGTATTTGGATCAAAGTAACCACCATTTACACCTGGGCGACCACAAGCAGTTCGCTTAACACTATCAGGCTCTGCTTGAAGTGATTGCCATGTTCCACGTTGTGTAGGATATAGAGCAAATCCACCAGCAGACCATCCATAGTTACACCATTCAGCACCATGATTGTATGCATCAATAACCTGTTCAAGAGTAGCAAGTTCAGATCCATATGCAGCACAGACAGCTGGAGCATCTGCGTAGGTAAATTGTGAATCATTAACATGAAATACTTCACTGCCAACTTTAGGTGCTGAAGGTGTTTTTGCAACAGGAGCAGGTACAGGTGCAGGCTTAGGTTTGGGTGGAGGTGTAACTACAGAATCATAGTCACTCAAGTCAATGAACCCATAGTACCACATCACGAGAACGATCAATGCAATAACAAGCCAAAGTGCTAAGACAGCAATTGCAGATCCAGTGTAAAAAAGGACGAAGAGTGTAAGGATTCCAGAGAATCCTGCTGAAATCGCAAGGACAACTTCAATTGATGCCATGTCTTATTACTAGTTGAGGCGATAATACATTAGCAACCGCATCGTATCTGCCATTGGAAACTGTTGTGGTCCATGACTAGCAATGTGATCATCATTGTAGCATACCCATGTCTTACCTGGAGGCATATCGCGTCCAAATGTCCACCAATGTCCACCATCAAAGCAGACCACGGCGAACAGAGCATAGTCAATTTTATTCAGGGTGAGTATACTAGAATAGGTAACAGTTGATTTCAAAGAGGTCACATGAAAGGTAAGGATTTGAGGAAATGATGCAAGAAGAAACTGTTTAGTGCATCCTTTATTTCCACATTTCTCACATTTCCAGTCAGGAACTTTATAGGGCTGTGCGGCAGATACTATGGCTTCAGATACAGACTCTTTAGGTTTTGAAGGAACAATTGGAAACTCAATCATAGATTCTCGCTTTCCATCTGTATAGTCACAATTTTGACACTTAAGTCTATTTTCAACTTTGAAGCGAAAGAGTTTATCAAGCATCGGAACTTTATCGCAGAGAAATTCCAGCAATTCATGAGAGTCTCCAATGCCTTCACCAGCAGGCATAAGAGTTGTATTTACACACGTGTAGAAGTCCTTGAGACCCATTGCACCGCTGGAAGACCAGATGGTGTAAAGACAAACTTCTACAGGGTTGGTTGTATCGTGCTTTCCATCTTGAAAGCGTTGTTGTAGGTCAGGAATACGATAGATAGCCTGTAAAGCAGCATTAACCCAACAAGATCCACGCTGATTACGAAGGCCGAATGATTTCATTATTAGTTGTGTAGAGTCCATGTTTAGTTTAAGAACGCTGAGAAGTCAGCTAAGTACGGAACTGGTTCCGTTTTAGACGAACCTGTACTAGGTGTAAATTCTTGATAAGGATTTGGGAATAAATCTTTATCTCCTGGAACTCTTGAAGTTCCAAAAAACTGACTATTTGGATCAGATCCTGTACTCATAGGGTCTGGAAGAACACCTGATTTTACAAGACTTTCATTTTGAGAGATTGCAGTAATTCCACCTCCTTCAACCATTTTAGATAAACTTGGTTTAGGTCCAATTAAAGTCGGATATTCACCAGAACCATTCAGACCAGATCCTCCTAAACCAGCATTATCGCCCATTCCAGTATAAGTAGGTCCTAAAATATTTCCTTTCTTAATATTTCGTGAACTAGATGCAGATACAACTCCTGAGTTTCCACTTGTAGTAACATCTACTGTAGTTCCTCCTGAAGAACTAGTTTGACCAAGATTAGAAAGAATATCAGAATATCCAGAGTTTTCTGCTCGTGCATTGGATGCAATTTGAGCTGCAGTTAAAGGTGTATTCACTGCTCCAGCAAGTTGTTTAACAAAGTATTCTACAAGAAGCTTCTTAATTTCAGCCTTATTCTGTAATAAAAATCCAGAGGTTGCTTTGGTTTCCAAAAATGTATCTACATTTGCTTCAGTTATTTGAGTGGATGCGGGTTTATAAACAGTTGTATGGAAGTCTCCCATCAAATTAGAGATCGTTCCATCTACTAGTTTTCGCTGACCTTCCAATGTAGTTTTATCAGGTCTGTTTTGACCTGGACTTTCACTGATATACTGGTCCTGTAGTTTTGTAATCAATTCAGAACTCATCATATTCACAATATTTGGATAATCTGAATCACCATAAGGAGGTCCTCTTAGTGTAGGTGTATCTTGAAAGTTCTCACGAATTGTCCATAAAAACAGAATCACGCCCACGCTAAGTGCGAGTAGAATCCAAGTCCACTTCTTCATTACACTCTTGACGGGAGTAAAAATACGATTAATGATGCTAGAATTGAAAATGCGGCAAGTGAAATTGCAGCAATAGTAATTAATCGTTGAGTCACACCTGTTTCAGATTTGGGTTCGGGTTTACTTTCACTATCAACTGGTTTAGTTTCCTTAACTGAAGATTGAGATGTGATGCCTGCACCTACAGAATTCATTAAATCACCATATCCTGACTGGGCTGCACCATTTTGACCTCGTATGAAATATCGTGTAAGAAACTCACGCATATCTGCTGTATTAGCATCTAGCCATGGATCATCTTGATTTCCTAAAAAGGTATTGACTTGAGCTACACTAATAGTTGATGTAGCAGGTCTATAAACTTGCCAATAAAAATTACCCATTGTCTTGGAAATTGGGCTGTTAACAACTGAGTCTCCATAAATCAACTTTACCTTTTCTGTATCATTCAGAGTTGTAGATACAATACCCATCTTTTTCTTGACGCTAGTCAAGAGAGTAGGCGTCATAATATCAATTAATCGCTGAGCAGTCAGTGCAGTTCTACCATAGGGAGGTCCTTGAACTTGTGCTGTATCTTCAAAGTTTTCACGAATAGACCAGATGAACAAGAGTGTACAAACTAAAATGATTGGTAAATAATTTGTCTTCATTACATTCTTTATAAGACGTTTTCTTCACATCCTTCTTGTTTTGTTTCACTACATACATCGTAGAAAAGTGTTCCAGTCTTACCTACAGTTTCATAGTTTGCTTCTCCTAATCTACGTGGCCTTCCTTGTTGTTTCAAAGGAGCATAATGACCTTCAGGAAGAGGTCCGTCATTTCTTGGATCGGCAGGTTTGTACACTTCTTCAGTTCTGTCATAGACTTGATCACGTCCCATTTTAGGTTCAAGATTTTTGGTAGGAGTAAATTTAGTTTGTCTTTGTTCTCTTGCAGCGGCAGTTTCAGAGGCCTCTATATGAAATCCATCTGCAAGGATCATACGAAGAGCATTTATATCTAATGGGAGTCCAACTACATCAGGACTTTTCAAAAAAGTTTCAATATCTGCAGTGGTCGGTTTTGTTGTAGCAGGTTGATAAACCTTATCAAAGAAAGCCCTAATTACCTTGATATAATCATCATCATTAGCTCCAATAGGAACTTGAGCATCTACTTTGCTTTTCCACATTGCATATGCAGGTGATCCAGTATCCTCTGGAGGACGTTGAACAGCAGTAGAAATACCTACACCTGAAGACTGAAATTCAGTATCTACAAAGGTTTCTCGGAATGACCATAAAATTATAAATAAAAGTAAGGAGAGTGCGATCCACTCAATCATTATTTATTGGACAACACAAAACCCTTCTTCCTTCTTGGGTGCAACTGGTTGAGGCAACTCTGGAGTCTTCTTAGGTTGAAGACTTCGGTCATCAGAAGCATAGTCTAGTTTATAAAGACCTGCTGCGATCGCTTTATCAGATGACTCTACACCTAGCCAGGTAGACTGCATTGCGTCATATTTTGCCTGTGTCTCTGGATCGCGAGGCGCAAACTGTTTGAATCCAGATGCAGGGGTATGAACCGCAAGAGCTTGAGTGTAATCAGCATATTGAGGTAATGCTTTTGCGTCTGTCGGTTTTACAAGATCGGCGTTATTCAATTCGGCAACCGATGTCATTTTCTAGTTCTCTATATAAATGCCTACAGTAGTTCTGCGTGGAGGCGACAAGAAAGAGGCTGCTAGGAAGCTTCTTAAAAAGCAACATCTTCTTGTGTTATTTTTTATGGATGGATGTTCTCACTGTGAAGCCAATAAACCAGCTTGGGAACAAGCTAAAAAGAAGTCTAAGGTTCCAACAGCTGAAATCGAAGCTTCAGCTACACCTGAGGAAGAAGCAACTGGATTTCCAACAATGAAATATGGAAACAAGACAATTTCAGGTCAGAAAGAATCAGGTGATGAAATTTTGAATGAACTTGGAGTTCCTAAAAAAACATCGGGCGGTAGCAGATTAAATACCAGTAGGCGCGTCAATCGACTGGGAGGAAGGAAGTCCAGGAAGAGTACCCTTAGCAGCTACGTAACCTTCTGAGAGTAACTTATCTGTTCTTTGACCCTTACCTAAAAACTTAAGTAGTCCACCATGATCATCTGTTACGACTGTATGGAAGTTGCGCTGAGCCTGAACCATCTGAAATATATCGGTTGTATCCATGTAGATGTTTGAGGTCTTTGCGAATGCAGCATTTACTTCATCACGAATATCCTTACGAGTGACATCGGCTGCAGGAGGCAAATTAGGATTATCCAAAATATCTGTCAAATGAGGATTCATAAATGGGTTATCATCAGACGGACGAGTTTCCATATCACCTATATATCCAGAGACTACAAGACCATTACCGAAAGACTCAACAATCTTTCTTGCTCGTGGAAACATCATGTTAAGAGCAATTGTGACTCCCATTACGAGCGGAATGATCAAAAGATATACTGGTCTCATACTTGAAAGAAATAACAATGCAGCGAGATAGACTGAAAATCTAACGACTGCATTCAGAGCCGTAGATACGGGCATATCTGCTGTGGGAACAAATTTAAACCATGTACCTTGTGCGAACAAGATGTTAGGTTCATAATACCAAAAGGTTTCTGTTGACATCTCTCTTATCTTCACTTGCGAGACTTTTCAGCGACCTTCCTCTGTAGCCGTGCCAACATACGAGCACGACGAGCCTCTGGACTATTTGAAAGGATCTCTCGTGAGGTATTTCCAGTAGCAGGTTGTTCACGTTGCCCAATAACCATTTCATTCATATATTTTCCAAAAGTAGAAGTCATCTTCGCACGAAGCATTTCAATTTCTCGGATAAGCTCTTGTTGATTGATTTTACCACTTTGAATGCGATCACGAAGAACCTCCTGTGCTCGGCTCATAATTTCTTTGAGTGCCTCGCTGTCTTGAGGATTTTGCATTAGACGAATTAATTCATCTGGATCTTCAAGATTAATGTCTAAATCTTCAAACTTAATAGATTGAACTAAATCACCAATCACAGAGGCAAGGCGAGTATTTATGACAAGATCCAATATCTCCTTGAGTGAGTTTTGTGTATCCTCATCTTCCAAAATCTTCATAACTTCATCTTGACGTGATCCAGGCAAAACTCCCTTGAGTTGTTCAAAAATAGCTCCAAATTTCTCTTTTGGATTGCCATTCAAGAATGCATACAATAAAGCCATACGAAGCTTATGCCATGCTTCATCGGATCCATCCCATTTAACATCAATATCTGGAAAGAGTTGAGGTGCAATATCGGTGTCCGTAAAGAGAGTATTGTCTTTTTGGACAATTTTCATCAAATGGGGAAGGAGTTCCTTCTCGATGTGAGCGAACAGTTCATCAGATGCCTTTGGAAACTTAGTGTCCGGCATCTTCTCCTTAAAGTGTTTAATTAAATTCCTCAAGTGCTCCATTTATACATTAACTAGAGTACACTTGTAAGCGGATTATAACTCAGGACCTAACTTTGATTGAAGAACATAGTACATTAGTGAAATAATTGCAGTAGCAAATACAAGCACTAAACAAGGTTCAACTGTTTTAATATCATCATCACTCAAGTCAATGTCCAAATCAGTCATCATTATTTAAGTTAATATACTTAGTCTTTAAACAGCACGATTTCCACCACGAGATCCAAACATAGCCTTTTGCTCAGAAGTTAAGCAAACACATCCTAGATCACCTGAAAAGGGTGAAGGGCAACAATCAGCACTTTGCTTGTTATTTGAGAATGCATACAATGGTACATCATTTGTTTGATCATACGGATGTTCAGGAGTTGGTAAAGGTTCAACTCCAAGAATTGGAGACATTCCTGAAAATCCTTGAACAGCCCCTGTAGATAGAGGCATTCCCCTTTCCTTTTGCATGAAGTTCTCCTTAATTGATGGAGAGGACATAAGAAGAGTTGAGTTGACAAAAAGACCTGCTAGGAGGGCGGCAACAAAAAACGCAAGGACGGCTGTGGTTCGTTTCATCTTATGTTTGAGGTTGGAAAAAGTTTAATTACCGTCCGTCCAAAATGGATCTAGAAACTTCAATTTGAAATATCTCATCAACAATGGAGCCAAATTATTCAAAGATGTATCTTTCAGAGCTTAAGCTTATTGCAAAAACCCGACGTATCAAGATGTATTATATCAAATCAAAAGAGGAATTGGTTGAACTTCTATCAATGAATGAACTACCACTTGAAATGAGAATTGAAAAAATGACAAATAAAGAACTTCAAGCCGAAGCAAAGAATAGAGGTATTACAGGTGTTACTGGACTTCGCCGCCCTGCACTGATTAGTATATTATTTCCGAAGACTGAGGATGTCAACAAGACTACCTCTGACGAGAATCAAGAGAATCAAAGCCAGACAGACGAACATCATCAACCAGAGGAGCATGACCCCGAAGAGGTAAGGGTATAGAATATTTAAAATACGCGAAATCATAGGACGAAGAACCTGAGTTTCAAGAGATGCTTGAATGTCGGGCGACCTTAATTTTTCTAATACATCTTGAATGAGTGGGTCTAAAAACTTTGTCATCGCCAAATTTGTCTTTCCTTCAGTATAAACATAGAATGAAGCTCACGCAACCAAAACTCATTCGTCTAGGCATGGTCCTCGCTGGAGTAGTTGTACTCTATACTCTTTTTACATCCTATGGCGGATCTAAGGGCTCAATTCTTGATCGCGCCGAGGAGCTTGGTGGAATGGGCCCAACAGGACCTATGTCCGAATCAGGTCCTTCTATGGGTCTTCCCTTTAGCATGGGCGGTAATGCAGCCTCCGCCGAGGGACTCCAAGGACGCACCCCAGCATCTCAACAGACATACCAGGAAACTACTTTGGACTCAACTGAGCTTCTTCCAAAGGGAAAGATTGGTGCCTCATGGGCTGCTGTCAACCCAGCAAGCGGTGAAGACTTGAAGGGACAAAACTTTCTTCAATCAGGCTACCACTCAAACATCAATGTGATTGGTATTGCTCAGACAAATAGAAACCCAACTTATGACATTCGATCAGAGGTGCCTAACCCACAAGGCAAGGTTGGTCCTTTCTTAAACACAACTATTGACCCAGATCCATTCAAGAGCAACCGAGGACTAGAGGGGCTTAGTGCTTAAATCTTGTATCTAAACAATGCTACCTGTAGCCGCTGCAGGCTTAACCGCTGCTCTTGCGATATCATACTTTGCGGGACCCCGAAACACATCACCAATGAAGGGTCCAGATGGAAAAACTTATGAAATGCAAAACCTTCCTAATCGAGAAGAAGCAGTTAAGCGTATGGCAAGTATTTGTGCTAAGATTTTAAAACTGAAAGACCATTATGCAAGTGAGCCCGCATTGTCTGCTGATCCACCTGTAGCACGTTTTTTAGCTAGGTATCATCCAGATTGTTTTGTAGAGAACGATATGTCATCTAGTGATACATCCTATTCTGAAAACAAGGGTCAAAAAATCGTAGTGTGTTTGCGAGATAAAACAAAAGCACCTGAATATCCATTAATTGATGAAAATACAGTGATGTTCGTAATGCTTCATGAAATGGCACATTTGATGACTGAAACAATTGGACATACACAAGAGTTCTGGCTCAACTTTAAACGAATGCTTCATGATGCCGTAAAATTAGGTATTTATACGTCAGTCAATTATGCCCAGAAGCCTACCCCCTATTGTGGTATGACGATTACTGATAATCCTATCTAAAATAAAACGATCCTCACTATAATGGAGTTGCCTCTCGCAGGCTCATCAACAATTCTGTCGTTCTTTCCGGATGACACAATTGAAACTGTACGACAACACGTAGCTCTTGCAAGAAACACTCATCCTGACCGACTGTTTATTCAGGTTCAAGTTGAGTTGCCTAAAGACTATTATTCAACCAATCCAAAACGATGGATGGACTTGTTTTTTAGAATGTCTTATGGAAAGAACATCATTAAAAAAGAGATATTTGAAGCATATGTATCGTATATTCGTGTAGGAACAGGTGTATCTCCTCGCGATGTATCTATAGAAGACTGGAAATCTGTGGATGAGTTTTTGATTCCTTTGTTTGATCCACCTTCTGATTTCAAGGAATGGCGTATTCTAGGAGTTGCTGAAGATAAATCAGTTATTCTTCCAATTCCTGTTAAAGAAGTGAATCTACCCGAAGCATTTCGTCCAGTTCCAACACGTCAACTATTATTTGACTCGGTTCATCCTGAAGAGTGTGTTTCAATTATGGCAGAAGAGTTAGATACTGAATCTGATTTAATTCGCCAGGTCTATTTTCCCTTTTTTCAATCCTCTACTCCTCCAAATATTGAGAACTTGCGAATACCTTTAAATACTGCTCATACTCAACTGAAATCACTTTTAAAACTCAAGGCACCTAAACCTACACAAACTGCTATCTTAAGAGCCAAATGGTATATTCCTCTGATCTCTACATATTTTACGGCACCACGAACTCGATTTGAACAGATCTTCTATGGATTAACAGTCTCTCCAGAAACACCTACAATCAGTTTCTTTACATCGAGATCTGAAACTACTCGTCATAAGTTTTTTGTAAAAGATCCAAAATGCAAAGAACCTTTGCTAGATGTTCCAATGTGGAAAGCATGGACTACCAATACTCAACCTCAACGTCGTCTTCCAACATTATTGCTGTATCGTGGCAAATCACGTATTTCATTTGATCGTATCGCAATTACTTCTAAAGATATTACAGTTTCAACATGGAGAAGCAAAGATTCAAAAGAGACACTTGAAGAACTTCAAGAAAGTACGTTGAACTGGCTCAAGTCTTTGGATGCTGTGATGCCTTTCTTAGTAGAAACTGATCTAGACTTATCTCGTTGGGTGTTGAATGACATGACTGCGATTGTATCATATGGTAAAGAGATTTCAGAGTTTGATATGCGACGATTTGGATGTCTTCAAAATGTATTTGGATTTCAAGATAATGCGTTTAGGCTTCTTCGTGCAGATCATCCATCCGATATTTCACCTGAAGTTCTTCGTGCGTATTCAATTCTACAATCAGGAGAAAGTCTAGAAACTGAAATGGGTGTTTCTCCAGAAGAGGCAGCTGTATTGACCGAGAAAGTGAAAGCACTTGAAGAAGATGAAAACTTTAACTTTGAAAAGGCAACAAGTGGATATCCAACTATTACATTTTCATCTAAAGATGTGATGATTAAGTTTGTTACAAATCTTGATCGTGTATTGAACTATGCAAGTCTATTGCGATATGTATTAACATCCGATAAACAGGAAGTCAATGATGTATGTCCACGACGTCTTGAAACTGTAGAAGCAACCGTTGGAATTGCATCTCAAACGGTTGAGATTGAAGATGCATTTGATATGAGTGCATTTGCAGAGGATATTGAAGAAGTAACTGCACAACCTGAGGAGACTTCTAATGCAGCTCCTCAAGCATCTAAGGTTATGAAAGTGGTGAAAGGAGGTCCTCAAGGAACTCTTGGGTATTTCAATAATCGTATTTTAAGAATTGATCCAAATTTGATTGACGATGAATATACGAAGAAATGTGAAAAGCTGACACAAGTTGTAGTTTTGACTCCAGCAGATCAAGCAAGGATTCCACCTTATTATAATTATTCAAGAGCTCCTGAGAATGAGAAGATGAAAGTTGATAAAGGTATTGCGATCTGTCCTCAATATTGGTGTATGAAAGATGAAGTTCCATTATCTGAAGATCAATTAGTCATAGATGAAGAAGGAAAGCACTGTCCTATTTGTAATGGAAAGGTTCGTATTACTGAAAAGGAAGACGCTCGTGAGTTCACAGTGATCAAACGTAAGTTAGAGTATAAATATCCAGATTACAAAGATCCATCTGAAAAATCAACAAGTAAAAAGAGAGTACCGTGTTGCTATCGTAAACCTGCAAACAAGTCTTTATCTCTTTCGCAAGAACCTACCGATGAAACTACACCTGCAACAGATGACTATTACGTATTAGCATCTGGAAAGATACCTGCAAAGAGAATTGCTTATTTACCTGAAACACTTGCACGACGTATCTCTGTAAAAACAAACTATCTAAAAACATGTCCTAAAAATCGTATTGAAGCATCTGCTTCAGATATGTTCCGTGTTGGTATGGGTTTACCTCGTGAAACACTTCCTACATTGTTAAATGATGAACGATCCATTCCTTCACCTGCTGATGCAAAAGATCAAATCATTCAATGTTCATTCTTCAGAACATGGAAAGACATTGGTGAAGGTGATACGCCAATTGATCGAATTATAGATGGAATTGATAGATCTTACAAAAACAAGGAATTACCTATTATGGATGAAATTGAGTATATAGCTCTTATCTTGGATAGTCGTGTAATGCGAATCAATACAGTTTCGAATACAATGTCCTGTGGATTCTGGACAGATAAAACTAGTCCTCGATCAAGAACGATTGTTTTGTTGGATACAGATATTCTTGCTAAAGTAACTCGTCGTAAAGGAAATGTTGGATCTAAGTTTGTCTATGCAGTAGATATGAAGCAATTTGAAGATCAAGCTAAAAAGACACTTCAAGAATTGTACACATCTGCTTGTTCTAGCTCAGCACCTACATTTGAAAATGCAGTATCAGAGTTAATGACAAAAAATATATCAGACTACGAAGTGATTCTAGATCCTTTCAAAAGAGTTCAAGCAGTGTTTGTTCCTCAACAAGTTGTTCTTCCAATTCAACCTGTAAGTTTGGATGTTCCAATGGGTGTTCGTCAAAGATCAGGATATGCAGATATACAAGATCCAGAACTACCTTCAAGTAAAACATTAGCTGAGTTTCTTGATGGAACTAAACATTCCGGATTTAAGAAAGTGAAAGCATTGTATGGAGCTAATGGATTTTACAGTGAGTTTATGTTAGAGTCTGGATTTAGAGCTCTTTTCCGTCCAGAACAATCTGAGGAAGATGATATTACTGAAGTCTTACAAACTGTTCGTCCTCCACATTCGGAAGAAGAACTAGTTCATGCTGAACCTAATCGTGCAGACTTAAAACTTGCAAGTGAAATTTCCTATTCATCTGAAGTATTTGAGTTTTTGATGTTTTCTCTCTCCAATGATGTTCAAACCGATGATTATGAAACATTAAGAGAAGCAATCAAGAATCCAGGTCCTGATCTTATGAAACAATTGAAAATGTGGCTTGATACTCAAGCTTATTGGGAATCAGTAAATGAACCTGTTCAGTTTGTGAACAAAGTTCGTATACCGTGTGGACAGATGGAAAAAGACACTTGTAAAAAATCAACACTTTGTGGATGGCATCAAAATACTTGTAAGATCAAAGTCAAACCTATTGTGAATGAAAAGCAAATTTTGATAAGACTTGTAAAAACTCTCAAAGAAAATACTAAACAACGTGCTCTTGTTTTGGACGGAAGATTGTCTCCATTTTTCAGTACAATTTTGTATTTGGAAATGCCTCATGAACTCATTACAACAAATCCTTAGATATATTCTTTATAACTCGCATAACGACCATCGACAGACTTTGTAGACAGATCATTCCAGACAACTCCTGCGTTATCTGAATATCCATCTTCTGAAGCAACACATTGCGGACTGACAGCATAACATTTAAAGTCAGATCCACGTTGAATGATATCAACTAAATAGCGATCTACTTCCATTGGATATGAGGATCCATAGACTTCAACCATATGTTTCATCATTCGTTCACTCATAGCATAACCCATCATACTCCATAAATTAGAGGCTTTTGCAGAAGTAGATCCTATTCTGTTCATATCAATCTGTCCATAGGTCCACATAGATTGATCATCTGAAAGAGGAATGTATGCAAAATATACCAAATCCCAATCTGAAGGAATTTCATTAAATAATTTGCGAGTAAGTTCATCGCTTCTTGGATGAATTCGCACATCATCTTCTAAAACAAGGATATGTTTCTGATTACGTGCTAATGCAGTTGAATAAATCTGAACATGACTTATTGCACACGCAAGATAGTTTGGATTTGAAAAATATTTATTAGTAGGTTGAATCGCAGTCCAAAGTGATTTTACAATTGCTCCAGGAATAGCATTGACTCGTTCTACTTTCAAGTCAAAGTGTTTGAATCGTTGTTCCATTCCACTCATACGATCTGACCTAGAGGCTAGATTCAAGCAATAAATTCCATCAAATAAATGATTCCAACAGTGCATTACTTAACCATTTCTAGTAGTCTGTAAGTTTTACATTAACTCGGGTTTCCGGTTTAATGTAAGAAGATTAGCAGTGCATCGTTTCGATCGATGGTCCTACTGGTTATGAGCCAATCGCGCTTCCTCTGCGCTACACTGCTGAGTATTTATATTTTAATGTATTTAAGCCTTTGGTGCATTCTTGATGAAGTGCACCTTGAGGAAGGATTGAAGATTCAAGTATGTAACCTCATCCTTGTCGCCAACACGGAGGAGCTTGGCGAGTGCTGCATTTGGAAGAATGCGGCGTTTGAATGATGGGTCAAAGCATGAGTGAGTCTTGACATACTCGCTGATGAACTTAGTGACTTGTGTCTGAGATCGTGTGTCACCAGACTTGAGGCCCATGAAGTGGCAGAGCTCATCGGTCAAAGGGCGTTGAACTAAAAATGCGTTGTTTGCACGCCTCTTCTCCCATGCTGCTCGTTGTTCAACAGTCATTGTTGCTGGGTCAACCTTCTTCTTCTTCTTTGAGTCTCGTGCCTCACGTTTGGCTGCCTTTGCTGCCTCTTGAACAGCCTTAACTGCATCACGGACTCGGGTAGAGAGATCAGTGCTGAGTGCCTTGAGGGTCTCTGCGAGAGCGGCGAGTTGGGTCTCAGATGTAACTGATGGTGTAGCAACAACTGGCTCTGCTAAAGGAGTGGCAACAGTTGGAACAGTGATCTCTGCCTTAGCAGGTGTGACCTTTACGGCCTTGGCTTTTGGTTCAGCCTTGGTCTTTGTCTCCTTCGCCTCAACGACTTTTGGGGCAGGGGCAGCGACAACTGGGGTAGGGGCAACAATCTTGGAATCCTTCTTAGCGGCAGGCATCTTGTTTGATTTAGAAACAGAAGAAGAGGACGACATCTTTAACGCACTGGTATACTCTTACCATCGGCGGTCATGTAAGCCCTTTTATTTTCCACAAACGGGGGAGGGGGTCTTTTGGTAAATATTAACATCCGTTCCTTGGCTCCAAGGTAGTATGCGTGATACGCTAAGATAGGATCTTCACATTTGAATTCATTTGGCATAGCCATTCGAAATTGTGTTCTTGGAACTGTAGGTAATGGTGGAATGTTAGCTGACAACCACTCCAAATGGTCTTGAGTCTTGTGTCGTTTTCCATACCGATAGGTATATTCATTGCAAAGTGCTAATCCAAGTTCTGAGAGCCATCGATAGTTCTCAATGGACTCACGAATCCAAATTGAACAGGGATGATTAGGGTGTGTTTTCTTATAGGCAACTGGAGGAAGTCCATCTGGATTCAACATCCAGTGAGAACAATAGAGGAGTTGGGCAGTTTCAAGTATCATTTTGATAACGTGTTTGTCGCAATGATACTCAGCGGCTTCTTTAGGGTTGATAGATAATACAAAGATATTCATGGTTAAGATTTGGTTTAAATGGCTTAATCAGTTCCATTTTATGTAAAACTAGATACAGTGTTACGGTTTCTGTGGATTTTTAAATGAACATATATAATAGTATGATAGTTTATATCACTGGTGCTTCCGGTTCAGGAAAAACAACACTTTTAAAGAATTTATCAGTTAAAGGTTATGACTTAGATGATATTTACGAAAATAATTGGAAAAAACATAAGAGGATTGATACTGTTCAAAAGGGTGTACTAAAAGATATTAATATGCTGTTATCTGAGCATAAAAACATTGTATTTGTTGGACTTCAGGGAAAAGATGACTTACCATTCACACCTGATGTAGTCTATATCCTTATAAGAAAAGACTATGAACAGTATTATAGGGATAAATTAGTACGAGATTTGAATCTATTGTGTAAATATAAAACTGAGTTTGAAGAGGTATTAATAAACGAGCCTTTTGATGAATTTAGAAACCATTTTTGGTCAAATGATATAGTGAATATGAAAACATTTGATGAATTCAAAAAATATGTAGAAAAAATGAATAACGCTATTAAAAAGGATTTTCCTACTGCGGAAATTCTAACAGGATCTGAAATACTAAAAAAAATAAGATCTGTAAGGGTCTAACAACGATAAATTGCGGACATCACATTGAAAATGGTCACATACGGATCCTTTTCCATGGTAACAACTCGCATAAGAAATCGCACAGAGTTAATGATATAGGTAAGCGAATGTGTATTGACAATTTCAGATTTCAACATATGTCTAGCCCAAGACACAGAAATAGGTGAATCTTCTCTCAAAAACTTCCACATTGCAATATGAGAAGGTTTGCTCAAATTCATCATTTGTGTCAATGAAACATCTGTGAAACCATAATCTGCAAAGGTTTGACATAACATGACCCATCTAGAATGAACTCGTTCAGAAGGGTCTTCTGGTTCATTGGGTATTGGAACTCCATGATGAAGACGAAATGCCCAAAATTCACGTAATCGTTTGCGAACTTCAGTTGTCAAAGGTATTCGTGTATATGGATTTGAAGGCTCAACTGATTTCAAAGACCAAGTCCAAATTGTTCCAAAAGAAAACCACCAAGTCTTATCATTTTCAGTAAATGCAAAATAGTCAAATGGATCTTGTTTTGAAGCTGGATCACAAGAGACTAACTCTTCATCATTTGCGAGACCTTTTCTACGTAAAACACCAGGCCCTGCAAGAGATAGATAATGACGAACAATCCATCCACGAGCAATGGCTTGACATTTGATGACTCGCAAATCCTTTTCACGTTCATCTTTCCAAAGTGTTACATGTTTAGCTCTCGCATGATTTCCACAACACGTATGTCCAAATATTGCGTTAGCGGTACATTGAAGTGTAGAACCTTTCTTCTTTACTGCAGCGCAACGACCCATTCTTTAGCGAAGGTTTGTTATATGAAAGTCGTCATTTAATAAAACTGAACTCATAAACGTCTTGACAAAATGGATCTAAAGCTAATCAGACTTATAGAATGTATACCCAGATCAAAATGTCCGTCAACGCAATCATCAACGCCTCAAATCTCGACATCAACAAAGTTTCTTTCGGAGATATCCGTGTAAGCAAAACAAATGGTTCCAAGAGTGTTCCAATCAAGTACAATGGACAGAACTTTCAGATGCGAATCCCTAAACTTCAGTATCCAATGGGCGTCTCAATCAAAGAAACTGAGAACGGAACTAACTACACAATGCTCGCCAGTCTTCGTGGATGCGATTCCTACGCTAAGGAACGTGCTCCAGAAGATGCAGGTGAGATAGGTCAAATGTACAATTTCCTAAAAGACCTTGAAGAGAAGGTCATCAAAACAGCCGTTGAGAAATCAGTCTCATGGTTTGGTCGTGCTCGCAAGGAGGATGTCCTCCGTGACAGCATGAAGACACTAGTGAGCCCTAGTGTAGAGAAGCAAGGTGCAGAGTGGGTGCCTAATGGCAAGTACCCACCAAGCTTCAGAATGAAGGTTCCAGTCTATGACGGTAAAGTCAACATGGACGCAGTTGACATGGCAAATCGTCCTATTCCACTAAGCACTGACAACTTGGAAACAGTGTTCCCAAAGCGTATGGAAGCACGCTTTATCGTCAGCCCGAGTATCTACGTCTCTGGCCAGGGCTTTGGAGTGACATGGCGTATTTCGTATGCTCAAGTCTCTGCACAAGCGAAGATTTCAGCGGCTCAGTTGTTTGAGGCTGAAGAGGAGGCTGAAGAGGAAGAGGAGACAAAGGAAAATTTGACTCAACGTTTTGATTCTGAATCTCCTGAAGAGACAACCTTTGTTCCTGCGTCTCCATCAGCTCCACCTGAGGTTGAAGTAAAGGCTGCTCCTCCTGCTCCAGCAAAGGCAGCACGTCGTCGTGTAGTTGGTGCTGCGATTTAAACCCTAACAATTCCCAGACTCTAGAGCCAACAGGTGGTTCACAGACGTATAAATCTTCGTCTATAAATACTATTTTTGTTTTGTCTGGAAAGTCTAGTTCAATTTGAGTTTGGAACTCATAACATTCCGTTTTTTTCATAGATTTACTACCACAAACTGAACAATGATAAATAGTTGGTCTGTTAAGTAGCATGTCTACAGTAAGAATTCTTGTAGGTCCATGAAGACATCCATTTAAAAGTGTTTCAGGTGTAGTCAAGTCTTCTGCAAGAAACATCTCCACTGCGGGTCGTGATAAAACAGACCAAATACTTTGTTCGTTTGTCCATTCTTCTTGAAGAAGCGTTGCAAAAGGATTATCATGAAACCAAAGAATACGAAAATCAGCGTTGTTCTCAAGTGAATGTTCTACTAATCCTACTCTCTCTAGATCTTCAGTATATAACCAATATACATTAGCATGCTCGTACTGTCTATCTCGGGAACCCCGGTAGACATCACGACCATCCATATTCCATAAATCGGACACGACATCTACGTCATGCTCCACAATGTCTCTTGATAAATCTGTATACAGAACCTTTGGATCCAGTATTGACTGCATTACTCAAAGGATACAACAACTTTGACGTCATGATGACGCACAGCCTTAGTCGCAGATCGGCTAAGTTCGTGTCTTTTGCGACGAACACCTTCTTCAGTTGCCTTAGGTTGAATGGTAGTTGAACAAGCTTCCATATCTGCGTGAATATCATCATAGTGTTCTTCCAAATACTTTAAGACATCATCTTGAAGTGCCCATTCAAAGAAGTTGAGTTGTCCAACAGTTGTATCTAATCCCATAAACTGAATACGCTTCCAACGGCAGAATGGGTCAAACATCTTTTTACTATATGCTTTTAGATGTGATTTGTAAGCGAGGTACACAATCACATGTCTAGATCCAACTAGATAGGATACATTATGCTTCTTAGCGTAGTTGGTCACTAACCAATCAATAAGCCTAAGACTTATCTTAGATTCACCTGAAAGAATGGATTGAACTTTTTTGAAGTTTTCTTCGTTTGAATAAAACCCTTGTAAGCGATGTAAAACCCAGTGATCTCTATTTTGAATGACTTCCATTTGTATATTTACTGCGGTATTCTCGCTTAAAGTAGGTAGGTAGAATAAAGATAAATGGCTGCAATTGATTCGCCTGAGATTATTATAACTTCTGATATTCCATCAACTGAAATCATTGATAGTAAAAGAGGAGAGGAAGAACCTGGTGTTGGATCAGCTATTTGCACATGGGAGTCAGTTAATAGAATTCGCGAACAAGGTGGTATTATGGAAGCAACTACACCTGGTCTTTTTATGCTTCCTGAAGGTGAAAAGGAATATGCTACTTTCTTAGAGATGGTTCAAGATCAGCCTCAACAACCTGATCCAGTTTTTAAGGAAGGTGATGTAATTCCTACTATTGAAGATGCAGGTTTTCCACTCGATCGTCAAGATGAGATTGATGCAGAATTCAAGAAGATGTATGATGAAATGTTTAGCCGTTCGTCTGAACTTGGAGTTATGGGTGCCGGTGATTTTGAAGCCTATCTTTCAGAACGTAAGAGAGCGTATAGAGAAATGTTTAGACAAAATGAACTTTCTCCTAGCAAGTTAGAGAACCTTAATGGAGGAGGTGTTGACTTCCTATCTACTCGAAGAACGTCCGTATACTCACCTGAACGTTCGAATACGCCGATTTGTGATTCTATGTCATGTTCTAGCACCCGATCTACCGATTCGATTTGTGAAGAAGTATGTAAGACAACTTGCTCACGACTTAATGATGGGAGATGTGGGAAAATTGTGGATGCGTGATCGGTGTTTTGAACGTGTGATCCGATTGTATGGAAAGCAGGATCAGAGAACTGATGCTTGGCATACACAAAGAGGAACAATGATTACTGCTTCAGAAGTTTCAAAGGTTTGGAGTACTCCTGCATCTCGTCTTGAACTTTTGTTGAAGAAGTTAGAACCCCCAGCAAAAACTGAGAACAATGCTTTTAATTCAGTCCCTGCATTGATTTGGGGAACTCGATTTGAACCTGTCGCGAAGAAGATCTATGAAGATACGACTGGATGCGATATTATTGATGTGGGATGTTGTCAGCATCCTATTCACAAATTTCTAGGCGCATCCCCCGATGGATTAATTGTTCCACGATATGCAGATGCTGACCCAAAAAGGTATGGTCGCTTAGTAGAATTCAAATGTCCTATGAGTCGAACACGAAAAGATGAAATCCCGAGTTATTACGTACATCAAATGCAGATGCAAATGGAATGTACGGGGATTGATGAATGTGAATATGTAGAGTTTCGGTTCAAACAATTGAACTTTACAGAATGGGATAAAGCTACTGAAACTAAGGGAGTCTTTGCGGTAGATCCAGATGGAAAGGTAGATTATAAACCTGATACAGTAGAACTTCATGCATGGCAAAGTTCTCTTACAGAAGATCATCAATATATCTATTGGGTGTTAATGGATACTAAGAAGGACTTTGTTCCTAAAGACCCTAAGTGGTTATCGGATCATATTGAAGACTTGAGTAAATTTTGGGATGAGGTTCAGAAACATCGTGCTGAAGGAACTAAACCTGAACCATTACCTCCAAAGACGCTTACATTGGAGATATGAACGCATACATCTCCATAAACGACTTGGAGGAGGTGAAAAGCGTTTATTCCACTCATCAATTGTAAATTGACTTCCCATACTTGAGTTACATCGTGCGCAAATAGGAATCAGATTTTTTATATCTGTTTTTCCACCTTTGCTTTCAGGTATGTTATGACCACACTGAAAATCAAATGCGCTCATAGAGTTTGTACACCACGAAACCTTACATTTGTTTTGAAACTTGGGACCTACATGAACCAGCCATACTTGTTCACGTAGAGCTCTTGGAATTTTTGCTTTAGAGGACATTAGTTGTTTTCACCTTCTCTGCTTAAGCGTCTTTCGTCTACGAAGTTTACGTGAACGAGTCTTTCGTTTGCGACCACCATCAAGTTTGAGTGCAGCAAGTTCATCTTCAAGTTCTTTACGAGTTTCTGCTTCAGTCTTAACTTCAGTCTTAAGTGGCTTTGCGAGAGCTTGTTGATGTTTTTTTAAGGATTCTTCAAGTTTCTTCAGTTCTTCCTCGTTCTTTTTATTCTGTTCATCCAGTTCCTTCTGTTGTTTTTCAATCAATTCTTCAATTTTTTCTTCCTTCTTCTTCTTAAAATTGAAAAGAGGCATTTATTATAACTTAGATTTATATTGATTCACCTGCCAAGGAGTAGATACACCTGATGCTTGACCTACATTATTATTTTGAACGAAGTGATTAGTTCGCTGTTCATACGATGAATCTTCTAATTTCATAGCTCGCTTCTGTTGACTTGTATCTACAAATGTAGATTCAAAACGTTCAGTACTCATATAGTTTAAGACAAATGCAATAACTACTAATGCTATTAAAAACAAAATCCACTGCTTCATTGTTCATCTGCCCGAAAAAAACGGATGAGTCTTTTAATAAGACAAGAGATTCATCATGGAGGAAAAAGCACTTGAAACTCTTCGCATTATGCTAGGGCGCCGTAAGCTTGAGACTAATACTGAGACCATCAATACCGATAATAAGAAGATGGAAAAGGTTACTTTGTATACCATTGGATCTGTCTTAGTCTGCTTCAGTCAAAAGGATAAGGTCTTAGCAGGTGACATCACAAACATTTTAACTTTTGCAGAAGAGAATGGACACAGTAATGGAATTATTATTGTTGCAATGAGTCCACCCTCTGAGAATGTATTGAGGGTAGCAAAGTCTCATGCTAAGAAGCGTGTTGCCTTCTTCCACATTTGGCAGCTTCAGTTTGATGTTACTACTCATCGCATGGCAATGCCTCATCGTATTCTTTCAGAAGATGAACGAACAGAAGTATTCAATAAGTTTAAGATATCAGATCCAGAGAACCAGCTACCATCATTGGATTCTCAAGATACGATGGTTAAGTGGATTGGAGCAATTCCAGGAGATGTAATTGAGGTTATTCGTCATTCAGATGCAGCAGGAAGAAGTGCATACTATCGCTATTGCGTTGAAGATGTAAATGTCGCTCAATAATAATGGATGCTTTAGAGAGTTCCTATAAAACTAAGCGAGCAGAGTATAATACATTAATTGCTCTAAATGATCCTGATAAGCTTCCTAGAATTAGACAATTAAATAGTGAACTTTCGGAAATCCTTCATAGAATGTTGGAAGAAGTCACAAAGGTTAAAGGGGAAGCAAATAATCTAAAATCATATCGGGATGAACTCATGCAAAAATTAGTAAAAATTCAAAAAGAATCTTCAATTCTTATGAAACAGAGGGATCAATATGAAACATTAAGAGCTCTTCAAGCACATGAAAAGACTAAATTTGATGCTACTCTTTTTTGGTATCTTCTTTTACTAGGAATTGTTACACTTATCTTTATTATTGTTCTAATTTGGAAAGGTGGTTATAAACTACCTACAATGCCTACGACTACCAATAGTGCAACAACAATGCCAGCCTTTACATAGAGAGCTGTATCATTAACTTCAATCGCTGCACGTTGATGAATTTGTTTTGAGCGTACAAGCTCATCTTGAAGTTTAGGTCCTCTATCTTGTATTTTTTTGGATTCTTTACTTAAGTTTACAATTTCTGGATTTGTTTTTTCATAATCACTCAAAAATTTTTGAATATATTGATCATTTTTTTGGTTAACAGTCATAGATTGATTAATGATTCGATTCGCAGTAGCTAATGCGTTTTCATAGGCAGTTTTATAAGATGCGTTTCCAGAGACCTTAAAAGCTGCATAGTTTGTTTTATAAGCCTCAAGGGCAGTTTGAAGACTAATAGGAATACCAGATGCGCTCATTATATTTCCCTGTCTAAAACAAAATGCCAACTTCCCCATTTGGTCAAGTGAATCCTGGAAATCGTCGTGCAATGGTTGGTGATGCGTCTGAATTTACACGTTTTGTCCGAATGGCCTCCACAATAGGTCCTTATGCGTCACAAAATCAAGGAATGAGACCTAACTCTTTAGGATGGAGAGATATGGGTGCTTCACAAGATGCTCGTACATTTGCACCTATACTCGGAACCTTCAAGTCTTTTATTCCGAACCGATAAACAATGGGTGCATCTACTTCATGTCCAGAAGACTTTGATGAAGATTTTTTAACATGTCGTATGTCATGTCCTCCTGGTTTCAAGTATCAGCAAGATGGTTCAAATCCTCCAAAAGATCGGTGTGTATTGTTCACAGATTTAACAAAGGGATTTGATCTTAAACAACTTCCTAAATATCAAGGTAATACAATTCCACCTGAATTTGATACTGAACGAAAACGTGTAAAATCAGAAGCGAGTGCAATTACATCATTATCTCCAATTTATGAGAATTCTTCAAAAATAACCAGAGATTATGAAACTATTAAGTCGCAGTTTGCAGGGTATTCAGCTGAAACAGACTCATCTAAGAAAATTAAGGCTGTTTCAGATAGTATTAAAGTACCACGTCCTCCAGTTCAACCGAATCCAATTGTCAATGAACGAACTAAGATTTTAAACCCACTAAACTTTTCAGTGATTCAATCGGTTCTTTTTACAATTCTTATTGCATTGGTTGAGTTCTTAGTCATTCCACCTGCGTATGCATCGTATGTCGTATTTATTACACTTTGCGTGGGTGCGTCTGTTGGAATCTATCTCAGTAGTAGATAATGGGAGGTTCTATATCATGTCCATCTGAATTTATAGCTTCTCCAAGTGGAGTTGGATGTGTAGTTAAATGTCCAACTGATAAAAACTATGAAATGAAATCTACTGGAGCAATGATTGTGTGTACACATAAATCTGATCCAGCTGCTAGTGTTCCACTTGTTAATGTTCCTTCTTATTGGATTCCAGACGGAAGTACTCTACAAGCAAATGCAAGCTATACAAGTATTCCAAATAATGGTGCTTATATTAGTGAGTTAAAACGATTCAATGATGCTTTAGCAATAGCAGACGCAAATATTGATAAAAATACCAAGCTTACAGCTGCATTTAATACACTTCAAGCTGCTGAGAATGCTCGTGATACAGCTCCTGATGCATATCAAGCTGCACGAGTTGGCTATTATAAACTACTCAAAGGTGATACTTGGTTAAATGAAGAAAAGAACCGAATTGCGAATATAGAGGCACAACCTGTTGTTAATGAACTTATTGCAAGGTATCAATCTATTCAGTCAAGACGTTCTCAACAACAAAATATTATTGATTCAATGAATAATTTAAAACAAAGTGTATTAGGTGTAAAAAAAGATCTAAATTTTTCAGTCTCTAATTTTCAAAGACACATTGATGATATTACGAATCAAATTAACAAAGATAAACGTAAACAAAAAGTTGAATTAGTTAAAGCTACATCATGGATTGAAGTATTTCTTAACTGGTTAATCGCATTAGCTACATTGATTGCAATTTTCTTTTTAGTTCGATACTTTATGCGTCCTAAACCAGGTCAACCTCCTAGCGATTCAGACATTATGAGTTACTTAAGAAGGTCTGCGTATGGTAGTAAATCTACGACTCCTACGAGAAGATAATGGAGGTCTCAGATCCACGCACTGTAGCTGATTTTCAAAAAACAACCTTTTGCGGACATCCTCGATCACACGTTGTTAAGGTTCTCCTTCAGAACGTGCAGTTAGGTCATGCAGATTATGCATGTTATTGGTCTCTTGAACTTTTATGTTCAGGATTAGTTCATAGTTTGTGGGCAACTCTCTTTGATGCTGCCGCCCTTCATATTAATCGTGCAAATCCAAATGTATTTCTGTATTTAGCCTCTGCATATGAACGATATGCTCCAATTGAACAAGTATTTACTGTTGGAACCATGACATCTATACGCAACAATCCTGATGTTCGTCAAATCATTTGTGAAGTTGCGGCTACTCTTTCGATGTGTCGCAAAAATAAATTACCATCACTTCCAACAATCAAGCCAGTGCATGATTTTGACCCTCAGACCATTCAGGAACATCTCAAGGCTCCCTCTCAACTATTTGGTCGTCTCTCGCTTCGTCCCGCCGATCCACTGCCGATTGCAGTACCTCTCAACGAGTTCGTATATTGTTTGCGATCCGATGTGCGAGATGTCACCCGAGCATTATACTGGATGGCCTGGGTCTTTGCTTACTGCCGAGAACACAAGAAGCAAACCAAACAGGCACTCATTTTTGCAAACAGGTTTGACGAGTTCGTTTCAGAACCACACGGAGCACATCCAGTATGGATCTTCTGGGATGCCGTTCGTAAACAAACTCAAGCCCACGCACGACCTGTTATTGATGTCCTCTACAAGATGTACTGTTTGCGGTGGAGTCCTACAGAAGCTAAAGCAAAACAACATCTGCTGCTTGCGGCAATTGTGATTGTCTGTGAAGGAACTACCTTTGATGCTACTGTAGTCACGGGAAATACGATTCAAGTTTCTACGGTCTTACAGGGAATGCCTGGATGGATTGATGCAATTGTTCGAATGCAGAAGAGTTTTACGTAATCTCAAAATGGATCTAATTTTATACAAAAGAGTTGGAATACATCGTCTAAAATGTCTGTCACTCGCTTTATCCCTGAAATCTCTGCTTCAAAAGTTGCCGCGTTGATCGGCCTCAACAAATATCAATCTCCCCATGAAGTCATGTATGACTTGTTAAACAAATATGAACCTGTTAAAATCAAGATTGCAGCGATTCAATCTAAAGAGCATCGTATTCCAACCAGTAAACTCAAGTATGCAGTTCTTGCAACACCTTCAATCAAAGATGTAGTTAACACAGGTATTAAGATCTGTGTAGGTCTCACAGACATTACCGAAGTACTAAAAGATGTAGAACGACAAGCAAGAGTCGTAATCAATCTTCGTCATTCAGACTTGCCTACTGAGTTTCGTGAAGTTCTTGTATCTGAAGTCTGTGGAGAAGTCCGAAAGAAGCGTGGTCTTAACAATGAGAATACGATTCTCAACACATACGAGACAGATAACAATGTGAAGGTTGAAGAAAGAAATACAAAGACCTTTCGCAAGGACTATGATGATTACAAGTTGATTGGACGAACAGATGGATATGTAGCTGAACACAAGCGCATTGTAGATTCAAAGGCACGAACTCGTTGGTGGCCTGAAGTTCCAATGTATGATGAAATTCAACTTCGAGTCTATATGGAATTATCTGGTTGCTCAGAAACTGAACTGATTGAGTCCTTTCCTGATGGTCGTGTTCGCACTACAAAGTATCTTAACAGTCCTGAAAAGTGGGGAGCTATTCAAACTGAAATCAAGGATGCAGTGAAGAAGATGAACAAGATGGTTGAGAATGAAGATTCTCTCCGTGAACTTGTTTACGCAAATACCATCGTAGTATAGTAATGAAAGTCAGTGTTTCCAATGTGGTCCCTGAACCTTACGCATCTCAAAAAGGCAAAACCTACGAAACCCGATATTTATATACAGGGTTTGGTAGATACAATGAATATGAAAAAACATTAGAGGTAGTTAAGTTTGAGAGCGAGACTAGCACGTATTCTTTTTTTAGTCGACCTTATGTTGAAGGAGTATTTTCAAGAGTGTATCATGTAGAAGCTGTTACTCTTACATTGTATTCGGCCTCTCCTCGTATTTGGAAAGAGTGTGTAGGTGAAGACACATTCTTCTTTCATGAAATTGTACAAGAAGGTCCACAGCCTAACTTCTGAGCGTGAACGGCAACTACTTCCTTGACCTCAGCAACAGAGATAACACCATCACCATCTTTGTCAAGTGTTCCAAGAGGAGACTTCTTGAGTTCATCTAACAATTCCTTGATGGCTGCTTTGACGACATCCTTAACAATCTTCTCGACCTCATTCTTCATTGAATCTGGAATAGGAACTGCATTCACAACTGTGTCTACAATCGTTTCCTCAATTTTTACCTGTTCGGGACTGACCTCTTCAATTTTTACTTCTGGAGTAGAGTCTGACATTGCGGTTTGTTGTATGCTTAGAAAAGGTCTTGAATATGTAAATGGACGTCTGGAACATCCTTTCTGTAGGAGCTTCTACAGTTGTATTACTTGCTCTCATTCACATTGCTGTCTTCTATGTTGTCAAAACAATGTATCCACCAAGACCTCGCCCTCAAGTACGATTTGAACTTCCTCCAGTTGTAGAGGTTCAACCTATTGTTCAAGCACAACCTCCTGAAATTCCCTTGGTCACCACTAAACTTCCACCTCCAGTGGATACACGAGACCCAGGTCCAGCAAGACCCTCGCAGCCTACTTTCAGTGAAGCCGCGAAAGAGAAGGAAGTAGTCCCTCCCGCAAATGTTCCAACGTATGAAAGCCTCCTATCGGCTGTTTCCTCTAGTAAAGAAGGGTTCCCCAATCTCGGACCCATGTCAGGTGCCACAACATAGTGGAACACCTGGATGGATTTACCTGACACATACTGAAGATGGAGAAGCCAAAGCCTATTTTACCGATACAAAGGGTGAAAAACCAGAGTATCTTTCAATTGTAATAGATGAACGAATCTGTTGTGATACAATCTTTCGTGTAGTTCGTGTTTCACCTAAAGTTTATATCGTCTATGATCTATTTGTCCTGAATGGAACAAAGATTCATGAGATTTTAACATTCACTCAACGTCAAGACAAAATCAAAGAAATCCTTGAACTCTTTCATTTTCCAGATTTAGTTGCGTTGATGACAATTGATGATGCACCTGTAGGCACTCACATTCGCGGACAAGAGCAATATGACAATGTTCCTGGAACAATCGGCGTTTATCTTCCCGTTGTAGAGTAAATGTCTTGTATGAACTTAGGCGGTCGTCGCCGATCTAAAAAAATGAAGGGAGGCAATGGATATGGCGTTGGTCAACCCATTGCGGCAGGGGCTCTTGAATATGTCCCAAATATGACTTCTGTTCCAAATGGAGCTGCCTATAAACCAACTGGCGGAAGACGTCGGTCCACAAGGACCACTAAAAAGGGAGGTCGTCGTCACAAGAAGAGAACGCGCAGAATGAGAGGTGGTGGGTCTGTTGCAAATGTAGGTTATAGTTTTACAGGTGATGGAGCAAGAGGTCTAGCAAATCATTCAGCTTATCCTTCTAACTTGCCACCTGGAGGTGACTTTGCCATTCCTACTGGAACCCGATAAACTGCATCGGCAAAAACATAGGGCATATAGGTAGGATCATTCGTAACAATAAATGGACCTCCAACGCTCTGTGAATACAAAAACATACGTTGAACTTCAAATCTTAGATCAGTATACTCGGTGAACTCTTTCCAAACTTGGTAGGATTTCATCATAGTAAAAGCAAATGTTATCAAATCCTCTGCATGAATTAAAAGTAAAAAGAAACTTATGATCGGTATGAGAATCATATCGTTCATACGTGTTATGAATTCAGCCCATGAGATAGGAACACATATCTTTCGTAGCTGAATGTATCGTTCTGCAGTTTTAAACGGTTGGCTCGGGAGCTGAAACATCTGCTACAATCCTTACTCCGTGATCAGGAAACTTTACCTCTTCTAATGTCCGAGAATCAATATACATGATTTCTGTATCATGATGAGATTGAATCATATGAAGAATTAAATCAAGACGGATTGTGTTCCCAACTGCCATATACTTTTGTAGAGCGGCTGTGAGATCAACCTCAGTGGTCTTGTCACCAATCCAGAGCCAAGGAACAAATGGCTTTTGATCGTAGGGATCGTAGACTCCACGATAGATCTCTTCACCTTCGTAGAAGAGAATACACTTTTTTGTATCTCCTTTGTACCACTCTTCAATGAGAATGGCATCTTCAGGAACTCTATTTAGATCAGGGATTTCATGTTGCTCATAGTCGTCTGAAAGAATGTAGTAGGAGATCTCAACATCACTTTTTTGAGATGAACCAAAGGTCCACTTATAGAGAAGAACTAATGCTTGAAAGAATCGGAATGCACAGAAGAATAACATTTTACTTAACTTGATTTGAGTCTGCCGGAACGAGTTCCATTTTGTCGTCCTTCGAGATAAAACCTTCCCTAGAAATTTGACCAATTACTTTTTTGTCAAAGTCAGTTCCCATTGCAATCGCTGTTGCAAGAGAGGTAATAATAAATGGAGTCGCAACCATGAACCAAGAAACAACAGTCAGACCAATTCCACAGAACATATCAAGAACAACAACCACAGCAAGTCCTAAGATAAACTTGATTACAAATGTTGCCCACATTCCAAGAGAAGCATCAAATCCTAGTTGAATTGCCAAAAAAATTGCATACAACAAAGCAGGAGGGCATAAATCTTCAATAAAACGCATCTTCAGGTATTACAACTAAACAAGAAAAAGATGGATGATGCTACGATGGTTCAACAATTAACTGGATGCACTCGTGAGGAAGCTGAAAAGGCTCTTTCTCAACACGAAACTGTATTGGATGCGATAGAAGCATTGATTCCTGCAAACCCAATTGTTTCAGGATCCAAGTATATTCCTCCTAAGCCTAAGGTAGATACAGGAATGGATCCAGAGCAACAAGCATTATGTGAACGAGGACGATGGCTTCAAGATAAAGTTAACGCTGTATTCTCAGTCGCCCACTCGAAAGTCCTACCCGACCCGTTGGCTGAACAATCTTTGTCGCAGTCTGTTGAGGCGTCGGTATCAATTCCTGTTGTGACTGAGGAGTCTGTATCTTTACAGGATTCTCACGAACAAACTGTTCAACCAATCCAGCTACACGAGAAGGTTCAGTAAACAAATTCATATTCCGAATATGTTCTTTTGAAATTTTAGATCTTTCTGAATAAGCTGCTTCATCATCTAATGAAGTAATTAAGCTCATCCATTCATCTATGTTTTCCCGTTCACATGAAATACCTGCAGGTTTGATCCATTCTTCAACTCCTTCAGTACTTCCACCTGGATATCTAGAATTGGAAATTGGTCTTGAATAGATAACAGGAATACCATTATACATAGATTCTACAGCGATTCTTCCAAAACTTTCATAATAACTAGGCATCAATAGAATTCTGGTTCTTTTAAGAACATTACGAATATCATCATCAAATTGCACTAATTCAATATTAGTAGGAACAGCCATTGGATTCAAATCTCCATAGTAAGGTTTAACTGCTAAAAACTTTCTATTTGGCATACGTTTAGCTAAATCAACAAATTGATTTACACCTTTATTATTATTTGCATTCACAAGTGTGATACAATCGCCTTGAAAAGGTTCATCAATACGAATCCTTTCTTCATGCATAAGTGGGCGAATAACAGCAGTTCGTGTAATGTTAGGTGGCCATGGATCTATATTCTTTCTAAAGCTAGATTCCATGACACCGTTGATAAACATAAGCATTTCTGGCCAACGAATTTGACGTCCAGGATTATTTTTTATAAGAGCAGGATAGCTTCCATCATAATGACAGGTTGCCAAAATTGGACGATTGTATCCACGAGTATTCAATCGTCTGACTTCTGGAAGAGATGGAAAATGAGGGCAAATCCATCCTTCACTGACATCCAAATACTTACCTCCTGCTGTGTAGTGCATAAATCGGAATCCACGATAGAAGCCTCCATTTACTCCTTCCTTTGGAACTTCAATAATGGTCATAAAAACAACTTCATGTCCTCGTTTTTGAAGTTCAGTTGCGAGATCAATATCGTGAAAGAATGCACCACATAAGTCGGGCATTCTTCCAGCAAAGAAGACGATTCGCATTATTATGATACATCTACACGTTTTGTCTGAACTAGACGTGTGGCATCACCTCCACGAGTCCAGTCATAAATCCAGTTAGTAGGATTTGAATATTCAGATTGTTTGATATCAATTAAGGGTTGGTAGAAGTTTGGAATAGAGGAATCCATAACAGTGTTGGCTTCCTTACGATTGCGAATGGATGCGGAGTGAATTAATTCAGATTCATCATCTACAACTGTTGGGTCTCCACCACCCATGTTAGGTGTTGTTGCAAATGGACGAGCCCAAAGTTCGTGCTTACCCTTTTGACGCCAAGCTCCTGGAATACCCCATCGAAGATCTGTGTTAGCATGAACCGCACATCCACCACCTGGCTGACCGAATCCACCAGTAGCAATCATTCCAGGCTGATCAGCCATTGCGAAAGCAGGATTTAATGTTTGTGAGCAAGCAGACTCAACACCTGTTGTCTGACGAGTTAAAGTACTTGTATTACCGACTGTCTTAGCAGCAATATCATATTCATCTGAACGTATACGCGTAGGTGCGTTGAACCAATCTACTGAATTTGTGGAGAACATCTATTACATTCACATACAGAAAAAATGAATAAGCTTTCTTCAAGGTTAAGAGTAGTAGCCTGAAATGATTCTCCAGCCTGTGGACTGGTATGAACACGATATAGAAGGAAACTATGTAATTGATGTCTTTGGACGATGTGAAAATAAAAAGGTTGCTTGTGTCCGTCTTACTGGATTCAAGCCATACTTTTATGTGAATGAGAAACCTGATGTTGGGTTAGTGTATGAAGCTTCTAACAAGAAGTGGACACAGAAATTTGGATCTAAGAAGGGTGAAGAAGAATATGCTTTCAAACTGAGTAAGAAGTTCTTTGAAAACACTCCTCCTAACATCACTCAAGTTAAGAAGTTTGATACAATGGCTGGATTCAATGATTTGAAACAAGTGTTGGTTTGGAAAGTAGAATGTGATACTTTAGCTACCTTCAAAGCTGCAAAGTCAGTTCTAAAAGGTGTTCAATATGAGAGCAATCTTCCACCATTCTTAAGGTTCTTTCATGAGAAGCATATTGGTCCAGCATCACCTATGAAGTTCTCTAAAATCAGGGAAATTGAAATACCCTGTGATGAGAATGGAGACAATACATATTATGTTGATGCGTTCTATGAGAGTTATTATACTCATGTAGAAGCATGCGACGCAAACATTCCATTACTGGTAGCATCTTATGATTTGGAAATGTGCCCTGCAGGGGATTCAAATCAATTTCCAGTATCTTCTAAAGACCCGATTATTCAAATAGGTGTTTCGTATCGTCGTTCAACAGATATGATTACACCAAGTGCGAGAACTGTATTTGTTCTTGGTGAAGTAGCTGACTCAGGAGATGATACTGTTGAGTTTGTATCGTGTGAGAATGAGACAGATATGCTTCTTCAGTTTGCTGAAGAAATACGAACTCGAAACCCTGATATTCTTTGCGGTTACAACATCTTTGGTTTTGATGACGCCTATATTGAAGGAAGAATCACTAAACTTGGAATCCTTGATGACTTTGAACTTGCTCGAAAGAAGACAGATGCTTGGGGTGACAAGAAGTTTGAGACTAAGAAGACTGAACTTGCTGCTGGAAAGTTTGATTTGAGATACTTGACTATTCGTGGAAGGTTAGGCGTTGATCTGCTTCTGAATATGAGACGTGAGCACAACTTGGATAACTTCAAGCTTGACAACGTAGCCTTCACGTTTCTGCGAGACAAGGTTGTCAAGTATGAAGACAATCAAATTACAACCAAGAGCACACGTGGATTGAGAAATGGAAACTATGTTAGATTTGAGTTAGTTGGAAATACAAATGATCCAGTCTATGATGGTGAAAAGTTTGAAGTCTATGAGGTGACTAAACAAGGCTTCAAAATCAAATCCGATGAACTCTTATTCACTGACTTTACTGCAGAGGAAATGAAGCATCTTGAGTGGTCCTTCTCTAAAGATGATGTATCTCCGCAAGAGATGTTTGATCTTCATAGACGTGGAGGACCTGAAGGTCGTGCCCGTGTAGCAAGATACTGTATTCAGGATTGTGATTTAGTGGCTACACTAATGGGCAAGTTGGATACATTGATTAATGCTCGTGGAATGGCTGATGTTTGTAAAGTTCCTATGAACTTTGTGCTTACACGAGGTCAAGGAATCAAGATATTCTCTGCAGTGGTGTATTACGCATCTCAGCGTGATCAGATTATTCGCAGTATGGAAGCAATTGAAGGTGAAGGTATATCCTACGAAGGAGCTATTGTGCTTCCACCTAAGATTGGAATGTATCTAGACCAACCTGTTTCAGTCTTAGATTTCAACTCTTTGTATCCAACGAATATGATTGCCTATAATCTATCACCCGATACATGGGTGTCTACAAAAACTGTAGATACAGAAGGATTCACCCAAGGAAGAAGTGGTCTTACTAAAGATCAGATCACTGAGTTGGAAGGTAAAGGGTATGTCTTTGAAGAGGTCGAATATGACAACAAGGAAGGTGATGAAATTATTGGCAAGACAATCTGTACATTTGTTCAATCAGGTCAGAATCCGATGACACAAGGCATTCTTCCAAAGACACTTGAGATATTGTTGAAGAAGCGAAAGGAGTTCAAACAAAAGATGGAGGATCAACAATATGATGAGTCTCAGAGATCTGTGTTCAACGGCCTTCAGCTTGCTTACAAAGTTGTTGCAAACTCCGTCTACGGTCAAGCCGGAGCCCGAACCTCTCCAATTAGAAACGTATACGTTGCTGCCTGCACAACAGCAGCTGGAAGAAAGGCACTTCAATTCGCCCGTAGCGTCGCCGAAAGTGAGTTCGGAGGAGACGTGGTCTACGGAGATACAGACTCCATTTTCGTCAAGTTCCCTACAACAGACGTCGCAGAGTCAATACGATTGGGGATTGAGTGCGGAATTTCAATCTCCAAACAGATGCGAAAGCCCTACAAAATCGCTTACGAAAAGACCTTCTACCCATTCATTCTCTTCTGTAGAAAGCGATATGTAGGAATGAAATATGAAGAGGATCCTAACCCTGCAAAAGCAAAGCGACTACATATGGGAATTGCTTTAAAACGTAGAGACAGTGCAGCTATTGTTAAAGAAATATATGGAGGAGCTCTTGATGTACTCTTGTTAGAGAGAGACGTAAAGAAGGCACAGAAGTTTGTTGAGGAGATGTTATTAAAAGTATTGAACAATGGATTTCCTCTAGAGAAGTTTATTCTAACTAAAGCCTTAAGTGACAATTATAAAGTTCCAGATCAAATGTGTCATGTAGTATTGGCAAAGAGAATGATTGAACGAGATCCAGGTACAGCACCAAAAGTAGGTGATAGACTTCAGTATGTCTTTGTTGCTGAAAACTCGGCAAATGCAAAACAAGGTGATAGAATTGAACACATTGATTATGTCCGTGCAAATAAACTCCATGTTGATGTCAGTTTCTACATTACAAATCAAATCCAAAATCCAGTAGCTCAGCTGTTTGCATTGTGTATTGAAAAATTAGAGGGATATAAACCTCCATCAAAGGAATCCTACAAATCTATGTATCAACGATTCTTTGATAAGCTAAAAGATGATGAAGAAGCCACTCTATCTGTTCTCAAGAAGAAGGAGGAACAGGTAGATACACTAATGTTTCTTGGATCACCAAAACTTTCAGCAATTATCAAAAAACAAGGTCATCGTCTTGTAAGAGGACCTATGGATGCTTTTCTGCGAAAATAAAAGGCTTTCGTGATCTATGTAACTATACAGTATGGAGAACGACGTATGTATATTAGATATATTAGATGGATTACTACACACAGAAAGATCTTTTTATCAGACAGTTCGTATTCTAAGAGAAACAAGGCGTGAAGATATATTTGAGACTCATCAGAGAAATATAGCTGTTATTTTAGGAATTATACGAAGTCATATGGCTATTGAATCGCCAAACTTCTCAGTACGATATAACGTTACAATACCTCCTACACTTCCTACAGGATGGAATGACCCTGTAATAGTTCATCCTTCACTTGAACAGATTGCATCAGCTACTGAAACTATAGTTCCTACAGAAGATTCTGGAAACTGTGCGATCTGCCAAGAGAGTCTTACAAGTCCAGCATCAAGGATTAGACATTGTGGACACTCATTTCACACAACCTGTATTGCAGAATGGTTCACACGAAGCGTATATTGTCCAAACTGTAGACATGATATTCGTGAATCGGCTATACCAAGCAGTTCATTTTTTATTACACCACCGGTCAGGAGGGGGAGGACACGGACGATCTTAACAACGGATCAACATCTACCCACATCTTCTGCTCAAGTACATACGCCACCTCGGGCGAACAGTCTGTCGGCCTTGTTGAGTGAGGTAGTGAATGAGAGTCCCCGTACTGAAGAAAGAGCATCATCCGACGAACATCATGCTTGAATCGCTTGGCCAGCTCTGTCACCTGCTGCACATCGTATGATTGAAACAATTGCAGCATCTCTGTTGGCTTGGGAGGGAAACATCGAAGGAGATGAATCTGAGGGTTCGATTTCATAATTCGTGGAACTTCATTACAAGTCATAATCACAGGAACATGGCGATCATCGCTGGCCATCCATTCAGTTAACTTTTTTTGAGCATGAGGATCTGATCCATCTACTTCATCTAAAATTAAACACATTGCTTTATCATCACCTCGAATGAAGGATGATATTGTCCGTGTATGACGACAGGAATTAATCAATTGTGCTACATCTTCATGACTTCGCATAGACTGACTAGCATTAATTTCAAGAGGCTCCATACTTGCAGAACGAACTGAAGCTAATGCCATTGTTGTTTTACCGATTCCAGGTGGTCCGTGAAGAAGAACAACACTTTTGTAGGGTTTTCTAGCTAAATAGGTAGTCAGTTTATCTTTGACTTCTTCATGTCCTACAACTTGCGATAGATATTCAGGTCGTCGTGTTTCACTCCACATACTCCTTCTTCGTCTTTCCAGAGAAAATGCTTACTGACGTCAAACACAATGGAGGCTCCTAAACATGTGCTTCAAAGATTATTTCGTGATACAAGTTTTCCACTTGTAGATCATCATCTCTCGTCTTTCAATGCAATGTTAGAAATAAGTATTCCAACATTCGTTAAAGTCTCGAATCCATTCCAACTTGAGTTGTCTGATAAGAGATTTATTAGAATTTACATTGGTGGTAAAGATGGATCTAAGATATCCTTTGAGCCACCTGTAGATGAGCATGGAGGACCTATTGTGCCTCATGCTTGTCGTCTAGATAACAAAAGCTACACATTGACTTTTCGTGGCGATATTGTCTTTGAATATGTGTTTCCTGAAGGAATGGGTGAGCCAGTTGTGAATACATTTGAGAACATTGTCATTGGTGAAATTCCACTGATGTTACGAAGTAGAAATTGCTATCTGACTGCAATGGATGGATATCCTTTAGGCGAATGTCTCTACGAACTAGGCGGATACTTTATTATTGACGGCAAAGAGAGAGTGTTATTGACTCAAGAACTACTTGGAAACAACATGATGTATTCAGGACTGCGTGATCGCAAAGCTGCATCCACTTCTGAAGATAGTCCAGATGAACCTGCTGAACTTAAGCGTGTTGAAAAGACTTCCTTTGAAGGTGAAAAGGAGTTTTATGTAGGTATAAAGTCTGTATCTGAAGACGCATCCAAAGGTCCTTATTCTCACTATTTAGTGTTGAGTCCTCCATCTGCGTGGAATGAAGACAATGTCGAAAAAAGTAGATCTAAGCGTAGTTTAGTTGTAACTCTACCAGGATTTACTGAACCTGTTCCAGTATTGAGTATCTTTGCAGCATTAGGAGTTACCTCAGATCGTGATTTATATGATTTGATTTTAGCAGGTGTTCCTGATCAAGATCGTCTAGCATATGATGATGTATTTGAACAACTTGTATTGAGTCATCAGCTTTTGTTAAAGAATGCTGGATCAGATCTTGCAATTCTTGAGAGATTGACTAAGCGTAAGTACCGTTCAGAAGTCATTCAAAATATTTATGAATTGATGTTTCCGCATATTGAAACTTCAGAGAATCCTGGAACTCTTTTGCGACGTAAAGCTTACCTTTTAGCACAGATGGTGAGAATGGCAATTGATGTATCTCTTGAACGCAAACCTCCTTCTGATCGTGATAATATTGAATATAAGCGTTTCAATACATCCGGTGACCTGATGTTCCAAGAGTTTCGCCGTATCTATCGTGAAGTCTCAAAGACTATGTTATTGAAGTTGGATTCAAGAATTCAGTATGAACGAAAAACGTATGAAGGACGTGGATTGACTCAGCTTGTTGAACGTGAAACAGTTGGAACTTATTGGCGAAAATATATGATGATGAATGAGTTTACCAAATCCTTCAAGGGTCAGTGGGGAGGACGTGATGGAATTGCGCAAGAGCTTTCTCGTCTTTCATATGTGAGTTATCTGTCTCAACTTCGTCGTACATCTCTTCAGATTGAACCCTCTATGAACACTGCACCTCCTCGCAGATTGTATGCATCTCAGTTTGGTTTGACTTGTCCCATTGATTCTCCAGATGGTTCAGGTGTAGGACATTTGAAATCGTTAGCCATTCTTGCAAAGGTCTCTAACGCATTTCCTTCATCTATTATTCGCACCAAGTTGTTTGAGACCAAACTTGTTCGGCGAATTGAAGATGTTCATCCTTCTACTTGGATGCCATTCTGGACTCGTGTCTATGTGAACTCTGATTTGGTAGGACTTTGTATTGGAAACACTGAAGATCTCCATGTTAAGTTGCTGACTCTTCGTAGAATAGGTGAATTCCGATTTGATGTAAGTCTTGCTTGGAATCGGTTGGAGAACATTTACACAATCACCTGTGATGCTGGACGTCCTATTCGTCCAGTCTATCGTGAAGGAGTCATCGAATCTGATGTTTTGGCTACAAAGACTTGGCAAGATTTGATGAAGCTCATGGACTTTGTAGATGCGACTGAATCAGGCGTTGCTCGGTTTTCATTAACTTCCTTTCATCCTACTCTGCAATCAGAGATTCATATGTCCTTCTGTCTTTCACCACTTGCTAACTTGACTCCCTTTTTAGATCACAATCCAGGCACACGTAATAACTTCTCCATCGCTCAACAGAAGCAAGCATGTTCATGGTTTCACACAAACTATAACAAGCGATTTGATACGATTTCATCCATTACTGTCAATCCGCAAAAGCCTCTGTCTCATACGTGGATGTATCGTGAAATGATGGGATCTGGTGGATGTATGCCTTATGGAGAAAATGTGATCGTAGCTTTTACTACCTATGGTGGTCACAATCAAGAAGACTCAATGATCTTGAATGAGAATAGTCTCAAACGTGGAATGTTTAGAACACATTACTTTCATTCCTACGATATTCGTGAAACAATATTGGATCCATCAGTTGTTCCTCCAACTCGTACACTCTTTGCAAATCCAGTGACTAATCCTAAGTATTCAGATGCTGTCAAACGCAAAGAAGATGTATCGTATGAAATGTTAGATGCTGATGGAATTATCAAACTGAACTCCATTGTAGATGATAAAACAGTTTTGGTAGGAATTGTGACACCGATTACAGATTCAGAAGGAACTGAGAAAGGATTCCGTGATGCTTCACAACTTCCTAAACGTGGACAACATGGAAGAGTGGACGGCATTTATCGCTACTCAATGCCAGATGGAAGTGAAGGAATTAAGATTCGTATTGTTGAAGAACGATCACCAGTTCCAGGAGATAAAATGGCATCTCGTCATTCACAAAAAGGTACAGTAGGTCAGCTTGTTCCTGAAGAGAATATGCCTTTTACTGAACGTGGATTAAGACCTGATATTGTGTTTAATCCTCATGGTCTTCCAACTCGTATGACTATTGGACAGCTGATTGAAGCTATGAGTAACAAACTTGGTATTCAATTAGGAACATTTATAGACGCAACACCTTTTACAGTTTCAAATCGTATTGCGGACCTTAAGACTGAAATGACTCTTCGTGGATTTGAACCACATGGTCATGAAATTCTATATAATGGAGAAACTGGTGAAATGATGGAAGCTGATATTTTCATGGGACCTATCTACTATCAACGTCTCAAGCACATGGTAGAAGACAAAATCAACTATCGTGCGACTGGACCTAAAACATTGTTGACTCATCAACCTCTACACGGTCGTGCTAAGGGTGGTGGACTTGCAATTGGGGAGATGGAACGTGATGGAATGGTAGCTCACGGAATGTCCAAGTTTCTTCATGAAAGTTTTATGGATCGTTCGGATGGAGGTCAAGTTCAGATTAATCGTTCAACAGGAACTTTGGATACAAGTCCTGATACAATGCCAATGCCCTATGCAATGAGTTTGTTTGTGAAAGAATTAGAGTCATCGCATATACAAGTAAAGTTAATTACATAAATGCAGCTCAGTATATTGATTCCTGCAATCCCTGAACGTTGGGCTATTGGACAAAGACTATTCACAAAGCTCCTGAAGATGTGTGAAGGTAAGGAAATTGAGATTCTCTATTTCATGGATAATAAAAAGAGAACATGTGGAGAAAAGATGGAATCCTTAAAGAATATTTCAAATGGAAAGTACTTTATGTTTTGTCATGATGATGATGATATTTTGAGAATTGATGAAGTGTATCAAGCAACTTTTCAAGATGTAGATGTTATTACTTTTAAGCAGTTATGCGATAGTCCAAATGAAGCAAAAACACCTTATGTAGTTACATTCGGACTTGGAAATCCAGTTGAGTTTTTTGATGGTCCAGTTCCAGGTTCATTTGGAGATTGTCGTCGTCCTCCATGGAGTGTTTGTGCATGGAATCAAAGCTTCAAATCCATTCCATACAATAGTATGCGTGCGGAAGACTCAGATTGGGTAAAACGGGCAATTGAAGAAGCAAAAACGGAAGTATTCTTAGATGTGATTGTTTGTAAATATTGCTTTGATCCATATAACACTTCAGATGCAAATACACGAAGAGAACGAACTACTTCAAATAGAATTGAACTTCAAAAACCTTTCTCTTTTATCCGACGTAATTAAAATGATACTACGATGTATGTTTATAGCTTTCTTTATCATGAATGTTAAAAAGCTATGTGCAAAACCACTTCAATTAAAAACTCAAGGTCCGCTTTTCAATTTGTGTCAACAATTTGAAAAACAGCTAGGATCGTCCAAAATGGATCTCTAACTTTTTAAATAAATGGATAGTAGGTAAGTAATAAAATGTCTTCTTTCAACTCTCTCGCTATTCAACGATACCCTGGTAACATCATCATGCAGAACAAATATATTGCAGCACTCATTGAGTGTAAAATCTCTCCCGCCTATCAAGTCCTAACTCAATTTGGAGAGTTTCCTTGTCCCTCCTATCCTCTTATGGAAGACGATACTAAAGGATGGGAAGTAGTAAAACGTAAAGTCTTTGTCAAGAAGACCAAGACCGATAGACAGCTGGCTGAAGAAGCCAAGCTTGAAAACTGGGAGGACGTAGAACATTACGGTCAAGCAACGTACTACACTCCTTCCACTTATGAACACAACGGAGCACTCTTTGATATCGGCTCACGCTTTTGAATTCTCATTTAATAAGTAATGCCTGCACCACCTCAAGTTGTTGGAGTTCCTGGTTCAATGAATCCTTTAGAAGAACGAATGGCAGTTGCATATGCTATGGGCGCTAGAACTCCACAGGAAATGGCAACTCAAATGGTGAAAACAGAGATTTATTCATGGATTTTTCTTTTAGTAATTCTTGCAGTCATTTTTACAGTATATTGGTTTTTAGGTAAAGAAGTTCCAATTAAGTACGAACCCTTCACTGAGAAACCACGGGATGAAAGTCCCGACGAGCATCCTTTTTTTTGAATAGTGTTTAAAGGTAAGGATGGAGGATATAGTAGTGAGCATGTATGATCATATGTATGTAACAAAGCGTAATGGTGACCGAGTTCCAGTTTCATTTAATGAAGTCTCAACTCGTATCCAACGTTTAGCTGAAGGTTTACCACATGTCAATCCTGATTTGGTCTCTCAAAAGGTCTGCTCTCAAATTCATGATGGAATTAAGACATCTGAGTTAGATGAGTTTGCTGCTGAAACATGTGCTATGATGCAAGCTAGATATCACCCAAATTATGGTAAGTTGGCTGCACGCATTATCATTGATAATCATCAAAAACTCAATCCTGAGCTTCCACCTCTTGATAATCCATTGTACTCGGATAAGTACCGTTCAGTGTTCAATGATAATGCTGCCAAGATTATGGAAATGTTTGTTTGGGATCGTGATTTCATGTTTGACTACTTTGGATTCAAGACACTTCAAAAGGGATATATGCTTCCAGGAGAACGTCCTCAACATATGTGGATGAGAGTAGCAATTCAACTTCATGAAACAAACTTTGAAAAAGTCAAGGAGACCTATGATGCTTTATCTCTAGGATATTTCATTCATGCAACGCCTACTTTGTTCAATGCTGGAACACCTCGTCCTCAATTGAGTTCTTGCTTTTTGGTTCATATGCAAGATGACTCCATCAAAGGAATCTACGATACATTAGGCGAATGTGCTCAGATTTCAAAATGGGCTGGTGGAATTGGTTTGTCCGTTCATAATGTTCGTGCTAGAGACGCAACCATTCATGGAACCAATGGAAAGTCTACTGGATTGACTCCTATGCTAAAGGTCTTTAATGATACAGCAAAATACGTGAATCAAGGTGGAAAGCGTAATGGATCCTTTGCGATCTATTTAGAACCTTGGCATGCGGATATTGAAGAGTTCCTACGTCTCAAGTTGAATACTGGAAATGACGATGAACGAGCCCGTGATTTATTCTATGGTCTTTGGATCTCTGATTTGTTTATGCAAAGAGTTGAAGTAGATGGTATTTGGTCTTTGATGACACCTGATGAATGTCCTGGATTATCAGATTGTTGGGGTGAAGAGTTCAATAGTTTGTATCTCACATATGAGAGACAGCATAAGTATGTCAAGCAGATGCCTGCTAAGAAGTTATGGCAGATGATCGTAGATGCTCAGATTCAAACAGGTACACCATATTTGCTTTACAAGGACGCATGTAACGCAAAGTCTAATCAACAGCATTTGGGAACCATAAAGTCTTCCAATCTATGTACTGAAATCATTGAGTTTACATCTCCTGAAGAAACGGCTGTGTGTAATTTGGGATCTCTTGCTCTTCCAAAGTTTGTTAGAAATGGCGTATTTGACTTTGATTTACTTCGTACATATACATCTGTTCTCACACGAAACTTGGATATTGTTATTGATAAGACCTATTATCCAACTGAAAAGTGTAGACGTTCAAATCTAAGACATCGTCCAATTGGCATTGGTGTTCAAGGTTTAGCAGATGTGTTTGCTATGTTGAGAATTTCATGGACCTCCAAAGAAGCTACAAAGTTAAATCGTGAAATCTTTGAGAACATCTACTATTCAGCAGCAAAGACAAGTATGTTTTTAGCAGATAAAGATGATGATTGGCGTATTCCAATAAATCCAACAAATATATATCCATCGTTCTTAGGATCTCCTATGAGCCAAGGAAAGATGCAATTTGATTTATGGAATGAAAAACCTAGAGAAACACCATATCTAGATTGGGGGCTGCTTAAATCATTGTGCATGGGAGGTATGAGAAACTCTTTGTTAGTTGCTCCAATGCCTACTGCTTCCACTTCACAGATTTTAGGTAATAATGAATGCTTTGAACCTTTCACATCAAATTTATATTCTCGTCGTGTATTGTCAGGTGAGTTTATGGTCGTAAATAAGTACTTAGTTGAAGATCTAGTCGCAAGAGGGTTATGGACTTCAGATGTGAGAACAGGTATTATTGCAAACAACGGATCCATTCAAGGTATGACAGAGTTGCCTGAAGATATCCGTGAGCTCTACAAGACCGTCTGGGAGATTCCAATGAAGACTTTGATTAACCTAGCTCGTGACCGCGCCCCGTTCATTTGCCAGTCACAATCACTCAACTTATTCCTCGCCGAGCCCACTCCCTCCAAAGTATCGTCCATGCACTTTTATGCATGGAAGGCAGGATTGAAGACAGGATGTTATTATTTGCGAACTAAAGCAGCTGCCAAGGCCCAACAGTTTACTGTAGAACCTCCCGCCTGCGTTTCTTGCTCGGCTTAAGAAATTGTGTTGATGTTAGAACAAACAAATGTCTACTCCTGCCGCAACTGTTATGTCTTCCGATGGTAAACAAGCCGCTACAGCCATGCCTATGACTGGTGGTGGTCTTGCTTTAAGCCCACTTCCTCTCTCTGGTGGCCGACGTGGTTCTCGCAAGATGACTAAGAAGATGAGAAAGATGCTTAAGACTCTCAAGAAGCTCAAGGGTGGTGTTGTTGATGAAGTCGTTGAAAATACCAATGAACCTGAAACTGAAGAAGGTGGACGTCGCCGAAGACGCGGATCCCGCAGAAGCCGACGTGGATCACGAAAGGGTCGCCGTGCAGGTCTCTTCTATTAAACACCTGCAGCTCTTTTGATTTCTTTCAACAGGTATCCGTGTTGAAACTCCGAACTTAAGACAGTTTTAGCAAAGTCCATAGCATTTTGAGCAATCTTTTTAGCAGCAATATCATTGCTAACTAACCATTCAATCTTCTCTTTCAGGTCTGAAAGATCATACTTTATAGGCATATAGTGAAATCCTGGTTTCAAATACTTCTTAAACCAATACTCGTTGTCTGGATGTGTAACCATAATTGGGACAGATCCAGAAGCAAAGACCCATTGATGAGCAGACGCAATGCAGTTTCCATCAAGAATGAAAATATACTTATGTTTTACATGTTCATCTAATCCTCTTTCTTCATCGTAGAATCGTGTATCATTTGCGAAGAGTAGCCGACCTTGATGTGGCGGATCCATATTATGTGTTCGTGTTAGCTTAACATCTGCCGATGGAAACTCGTAGAGATCCCATACAACTCGTGTTCTTGTTGTAGGTGCTAATCCACCAGAAAGACAACCTCTCCAATATGCAATCGGTTTTCGGTCTTCCCATTTTGGAAGAGAAGTTCGTGAAGCAACAATATCTACTACTCCTCGTTCAAAAGATTCATCGTCCAATGGCATAAAAAAGGCTCTTGGATCGCTAAAGTTTCGTGTACATAAAATTCCTACAATCGTATCAGGACGAGTAATATTGCTTTCAAATTCTTCACGTCCTTTACGAGCAATCCCATAATCTGGATCAGTTGAATATCCATCTGACATAGGAACAACTAATGTAATAGGTTTTTCAAGACCTTGAACAATTTGTTTAGCTGTATTCACAATGGATCCTTCTGAATGACACATTGAGAACTGACCTGCCCATGCCCAATTATGAAAATCTGTATGTCTTGCAAATATAAATTCTTGAAGTGGCATTGTTTGTTAGATAGACTCACCTATCTCTGTAACTAACGTAAATAAGTCATCTGAGAATCCGTAGTGACATCCGTTAGGTTCAGCCATTGGAGGTGCTTTACGGGCTGATGTATTCTTCTTATGAACTAAACTAACAATGATATCTTGAGGTGACATTTCACGACACTGTTGTTCTCGTCCACGTATAAATCCACCACCTTCTGCAATCTGTTGATCAGGAAACTTTCCTGCTTCCCAGAAAGCCCGTGTAAAGCAAAGAGTTGCTTCAGACACACGATCACACATAGGGAGCTTAATTGGAGGAATATTCATAAATGACTTCTTTTCATGAATGTTGTAGCAGGGAATCACAGTTGAGAAGAGACAATCCTTTTTAGGAGTCGCAAGTAGATTTGCTACACGTGATAACAAACTATTGCTTGGGTATACATCATCATCATCCATAGTAACAAAAATATCGTGAGTTGCGTGTTCTATTGCTAAATTACGCTTTGCTCCAATAGTTAGTGGAGTATCTGAAAGAACATACTTGATATTCTTCATATCTGAAATCAAATCAATAATCTGATCATTTCCATCATCCACAACAACCCATTCAATTTTGTCTGCTGGATATGTTTGTGCAATAAGTCCATACTTTACCAACGGAATAAATGCACGACGATCACGTGTAATTGTAATCACAGAGATGAAAGGAAGATCTTCTTCCTTTGGAAGTGTCTTTTCAACTGAATACTCTTCTAATCCTGACGTCACACTTTGAATAGATTTTTCAATTGTCTTCAAAAATTTTGCGTGTCTCTGTTCATATCGATCACGATTTGCACGACTTTCTATTCGCTTCTCATGATGAGACATATTGACATACAAAGTAAGAGCTTCAACTAATGATCCTACATCTACATCTTCTAAGACACCCAAACATTCTGGATGAGGAACTGAACGAGCACTGGATGCCCAAATCGCATTATTAGTGATCTCTGAGAAAGGCTTGATTGAACTTAAAATAAGCATACATTCAGCTGACATTCCTTCATTCACTGCATGACAGAACCCTTCAGCAGCCGATGTACAAATCATTAATCCACAATCTGCCATTAATTGATCGTACTCTTTTTCTGACATACGATCACTATGAACCACAAACTTAGATGAAACTGAATCAGGAATATTAGGAACTTGAATGTCATAGTAAACCAACTCTATAACAGGAAGACGTTGAAATAGATCAAAATCTGTTTGCTGAATTCTCATATATGCTTGAACAATAGGTTTTGGATGACGCCAAATGTTCTTTCCAACAGGGACTATTGCACGACCATAGTCTTTTGTAATTGGAACTGTTTTATCCACTGAAGTCCAGTTGATATAGCGAACATTTCCCCAATCTTCAAATAACTTAGCGGCTTCATGTGTCTTAACCCAAATCTCATCTACCATACGTCCATAGGGTTTCCAGTTTTGTTGTGTCCATTCAGGATGTGGAATCCATATATTTTTTGCTGCTGAATGAAAGAGAGAAGGATTAATAGATTCAACAAAGAAGTTGAAATCTGCTTCCTCACATTGAGGATGAAAATGAGGAACGTGGCGAATAATCGTACCCTTCCCCAAAGTGTTGAAAACCATACCGTGTAAGATATGGATATCTTGAGCTAATCCAAGTGAGTTTGTATTTCCAATAATATTCACACGCATCCTTCTATTCTTAAAGGTTGCGTTTTGTAAATTTGTTTGTTGAACGACGTTTACAGGTTCTTGCTCGTCCTTGAATCATTCGTTTCCAAGAGCTTACATCTTTTGGAGCTGAATGCGTAAAATTAACAGGACGATCCCTAAACCATTGTGGAGTTCCAATTGCAAGATAGGAAACTGTGGGTGCAGATTGAATAGTATCTTCAAATTTTTTGCTGAGTTCAATACACTTTGCAAGCATTTCTCCAGATCCAAAGCCATACGTCTTTTCAAGTGGATCTGTTCTATATTTTTGATCATCCACTACCCAAGTATTTCCATTCCAAACAAATCCATCAATGGGTCTAAATAGACCAATTGCTGAATCCCAAATATACCATCGTTCTTCTTGTAAAAATATACGATCCTGAAAGCGAACCAACATTACTTACTTAAAAGAAGCTCTTCAGCTCACCTGTCCGCGTTCCATAGATATTAGCTTGTGTGGGTCGTTCAATGGGTGCTGGAAAGTCTTGAATGTCCTTGCGGTAATACTTGTAGGCTTCAATCTCTACTAAAATGTTGTTTGCGCACCAACCAATGACTCGGTTGTTTAATAGAGTAAGTTCCTCGGAGACTCTCTCAGGATCGTTCTGAGCATATTGAAGGTAATAAGATCTCATTACTGTTTTCAAATCTGCATCACTCTGACGACCAATTACATATTGTTTAGATCCGCTCATAGTGAGAACAGCGGATGCAATTTCTGTTTGAAGATTTTCCAAGTTTGCCTCACTGAAGAAGACTGTATTTAAAGGCGTAGACTCATGACGGTATTGCATTCTCTCAGCTACACGAGATGGAACTACATAAGGCTCTTGAGCAGTCAATGTATAGGGAGGCAAGGTGGACTTTTCTTCATCACCACTGAGAGGCAGACGTCCAGTGTGCTTAGGAGCATTTGCGATTGCAGATCGAGTATAAAACTCAGACAAGGATTCAACACTTAGATCAACAAGGGGAGAACTCATTGCTTTGTTATAAGACAATCTTTCCACCAATTGCTCCTGTATCTGGTTGAAGAATATCCAATTCAAGTGTGTAGACTGGCTGAAGAGAGGCATTCATAAACTCAAGATTGGAACCCACTAATGAGTTTGGTTCTAAGATTGTATAGGTTCCGTTATCAATAGATCCAGGATACTCAGGACTTACATTTCCGTTGTTTCCAGCTGTAAAAAAGTTAGGAATCATGAATCCGTTATAGGATGAAATATAAGGAGTTGTACGAGGTTGATTTGATGCAGATCTAGGTTGATAAATGCCATCTGAATCTGCAACATAATCTAGTAATTGTAATACTGGAAATGTTCCAGTTAAAAGTGCTTCAACAAACTGTTTTTTATCAATATTCTGAACTGAAAGATAAGTTGATTTCAACATATTTGAAATTGTTTGAGGATAGAAAACTATACGATCGCCAATACGTATTTCATTTCCACTAAAGTATTGAAACTGAGGTGTAAAACATTTGATATACATTCCATCAGCATCAGTTTGCATCAGTGAAACTGATAATGTATCATTGTGAATAAATATATTACCAATTGGATCAGATACACTAATTTGAAGTCTTTGTAAGTTTGTAATTGGGCTTTGAAGACGAAGAGCTTCTTCACCCCACGGCTCATAGTCAAACTGCTGAACACCTACTGATGTATTGAAAACCTGTTGTTGACGTTGTTTTTGTGTCATGACAGAGAATGATCGACGTGTGGGTTCATTTCCTCCTACATACTGGCCAAAGTATTCATTGAGATAGAGCATCAAATATGGATAGGTTGAAAAGGTTGAGAAGGTAGTATTAGCAAGTAATGTTGATATTGAAGTTGATAATGCTGCATTAGATCCACTTGGAATTAGAGGTAAATCAAGAAACTGACGTTGAGGCATAACTGCACGAACGAGACGAATAGCAGCTACATTACAAGGTGTAAATACACTTCCAAATCCTGAACCAGAGGGTGTTAATGAATATCCTGTATCATACCCAATAAAATTGCCATTTGGAATACTGGAGTTATAAGGTGCATAGACTACGTTAGATAAAGTCCATCCACGTGTATTTGGAATACCTGGTATAGGAGATTCCAATGCCTGTTGTTCATCTGAAAAGGTAGGTACGAATGGATTATTCGTATACACAGGTGGATTAGTTATATTAGAATTTTGAGCTCCAAATGTAAAGACTAAATTTGAAAAAGGATTTGGTTGTTTTACCCAATCACGTTGTGATGTATCAATAACTACATATCGTTTTGCAACAGTTGTTTTAGGTGATTCTTGAACAATTGCTGCATCTGAATGAGATCCTACTTCTTGATCTGTATAAGATACTTCAGGAGCAGTAATAGGACCTCCAGTTGAAAAAGGTTCTACACTGTTGTATCCCCGTGTAGTTTGCATCATGATACGTGGATCAAAAGAGTATGTATTTTGTGCGGCTCTGTCTTGTTTTACTAATAAATCAAGATAACTCATCCTTATTTATACCTCCTCTAAATCTGCAATCCACATTTCACGCCAAGTTGTCTTCTCCAATCTCTCAATCTCCGCAAGAATATCCTCCATATCTTTTTCGTGTTTTGCGATCTTCTCAGCTGTGAAAGCAGACACTGGTAGTCTCATGATGTATTCGTAGCTTCCATCAATCATTTCATACTTGTTCTTTTGGAGTATGTCATCACACTCTTTCAAACTCTTCTTCTTAAGATTGACTTCCGGCTTGTCCTTGATTTGGTCGCGAATGAACTTGACGATATTCTTATGATACGGAAACTTGTCCTGTAATATCTTGATTTGATGCTTACGACGCCTCTCATAGATTCCTGTTCTCACATCATAGAATTCTGATAGGATGTCGTTGAGACTATCATATTTGGTGATGATGCCTCTGCTGTTGAAGGCGTGCATGTTGGTAGTCTTGATTTTCTCAGTCAATGACTTCACCAATACCTTCTCATCAATTCCCTTGATGCGAATGTTGATATCTTGATCTGTGGATGTATCCACGAAGTCCTTTATACGACCTTCAGCAAGTTCCTTCTCTAGCCACTCGCGATAATCTGCAGTCCATGTTCCAGGAGGCAACTCTGTGACTACATACTCATCTTTCTCCTTCTTGAATACACCCACAGCACCTTCATCTGTATACGTTCCCTTGAATCCTTCAAAGTATGGAACTAGTTTCTCAGTATCAATGTCTATGTCGTGCTTGAGATGATTGAGTAGCATCCTCTTGATGACCTTTGGATCACATTGTGGAATGTAGGTACTGTACCCAGTGCCAATACCACGAGCACCATTGATTAATATCATTGGTAGAACTGGAGCATACCATTCTGGTTCAACGGGTAGTCCATCATCATCACGATACTTGAGAATCTCAAAGTCCTCTTCACGAATAATCTTGCGAATGCGTGGTTGGAGATAGGTGTGAATATAACGGGGTGAAGCTGCATCTTTACCACCTTGAATACGTGTTCCAAACTGTCCCTGTGGAACTAACCATGGAATGTTATTTGCACCCATGAAGTCTTGAGCCATACCGATAATGGTCTCATTCAATGATGCTTCACCATGATGGTATCCTGTGTGTTCAGATACATACCCTGCAAACTGTGCTACACGAATCTCTTGTGTGAGATTACGCTTGAAGGCAGCATACAGAATCTTGCGTTGTGAAGTCTTGAGACCATCCATCATATTCGGAATCGATCGTTCAAGATTGTAGTAACTGAAATGGACTAGATCTTTGTGAATGAACTCATCATAACGAAGTTGATTTCCACTTGGAATCAAAGCTGTTCGATCATATCCTTTGAGCCATGTTTTGCGATCATCAGCTCGTTGTTTGTTGAATGCGAGTTCAATGGATTCATCTGAACGGTCGTCGTAATTGAACTTAACTGCATTGACCTTGCTGAAGTAGTCTTTGGCTTCATCACGTGTGGATGTTCCCAATCCTTTGTAGTATTTCACCTTCCATCCTTTTGAACCTTCACCCGCTCTCCATTGTTCGTATTCGTATTGAGAGTAGAATATACGACTCTCTTTTCCCTTGTTTGCCTTGACAATCGGAGTTGCCATGTAGGTCAGGAATCCTGGAATCGCAATGAGCTCATGCCAGAGCTCATGGAATAGATTGATAAGTAATCCACGAATGTGTGACCCATCCAAATCTTGATCCGTCATGATCATAATGGATCCGTAGCGAAGATCCTTTACATCTGTGTATTTCTTGGCTGAAGTCAATCCTAGAATCTTCTTAAGTTCAGCAATCTCTTTAGTGTGTTCCACCTTTGCGTCGCTCGTATCTTTGACATTCAATACCTTACCCTTGAGTGGATAGACTCCAAAGAACTTTCGCTGTTCTTGACTGAGTCCTGAGAGTGCCATGGCCTTAGCTGAATCTCCTTCAGTGAGAATCAGTGTGCATTTTGCTGATTCCTTAGTTCCTGCATGAGTAGCATCATCTAGCTTAGGAATACCTGTGATTCGTGACTGTTTCTTTCCATCTGTCTTGCTGTTGTCTTTTGCGTCTTTAGCAGATTGTGCTTCCAAGATCTTTGGAACAATCGCAAGCTTAGAGACAACTTTCTTCAAACACTCTTCACTGAGTTTTGGACTAGATCCAAATGCACTGACTTTGGTAGTCAATGTCTCTTTAGTTTGACTTGTGAAGCTTGGGTTCTCAATCATACTTGTGATGAAGATTGCTAGATGATCTTTAACAAGACTTGGCTTGACTTTCACTTTCTTCTTGGTTTCTAAGTAGTCTACGATGTGTGCGACTACTTGATTAGTTACGCTGTCTACATGAGTGCCTCCTTTAGAGGTCCAGATTCCATTGACAAAGGACATACTGAATGCCTTGTCTGTTGGACTGTCAGCAATCGCAATGTGCCATCGTTCATTCGGTGTTTCATAAACAACTGATTCACATCCAAATCCCTTTGCATAGTCGGTCAAGTTCTTGCATTTAGCAACTGTTCCATTCCAGGATACTTTGACATCTTTGCCTAGAGTCATTGCCAAGTCCCATACACGTCTCTCAACAAGTTGTATCATTCCTTCTGTAATTTGCGTCATTCCAAATCTCGCAAAGTCAGGTGTCCATTCTACACAGACACTTGATTTGCCTTTGGACTTTGTGACTTTAGGAGTTCCAATCTTTGTCATATTGTTTTCAAAGGTCTGATTGTAGGTGAGTCCTCGTGCTTGATCTACAACTACCACCTTCATCTCCTTTGCAAAGATGTTCACTAGCTTCACTCCATAGCCGTTCTTTCCACCCACTAGTTTCTTTTCGTTCTTGTCATAGTTTGTAGAAGTCAGCAACTCACCAAAGATCATCTGTGGAATCCATACTTTGTGATCAGGATGTTCAGCTACATCAATGGGTTCACCATCGTTCTTGATACTGAATCCTTGTGGTGAACAGGTAATTTCAATTGTCTTCACTGGGTTCTCAGACTTCTTCTGTCGTAGACGAACAACTTGGTCATGTGCATTCACCAAAAGTTCATCAATAAGTTTGTAGAAGCCTGGATTGACTGGAATTGTTGCGGGTTTGAATGTATCATTGTCACGAAGAAATACATCTTCATCTGTAGTTGTCACACTTCCAATATAGGTATCAGGGAGGTCTAGAATATGTTCACGGTGGGTCTTGCGTTGATAAGCAGTCGAAAGGTCTGTCATTTTGTAGGTACAGTCTAGACTTTTCAAGTCATAACTTCCATTTTACTTAGTTTAAAAGGAGAAGGCACTATTGTATAAAATGGAGTTTGTACGTGAGTCTGCATTAGAAAATTTAACCTATGAAAACTATCCTTTCCCACATACGGTTATTGATAACTTTTTTAAGACTGATAAACTAGAGAATATTTTAGACCATATTAATAGTCTAAAAGATGAAGATGCTCAAACTAAGTTTATAAATCCATATTCTCCTTATGAATTCAACAAGTATGCTTTCAATACAAATTATGGCAACTTCTTACAACAAATTTTTGCAGAACTAAATAGTTCAGAATTTATCACACATCTAGAAAACTTAACTGGAATTAAAGATATTATTAAAAACGATACAACTTTGATTGGTGCTGGAATTCATAGAATAAAGAATGGAGGATTCTTGCAATTACATACTGATTTTAACTCATATCATAATCATTACGGAAAATTAGATAGACGAATCAATTTACTTATCTACATGAATCCTGATTGGAAGGAAGAGTATAAAGGATCACTCTGTCTCTGTGATAAAGAACAAAAAACTTGTGTAAAGAAGATATTACCTATATTGAACAGATGTGTTATATTTAATACTTCAAATAAGAGCATTCATGGACATCCTCAAAGATTAAACGTTCCTGAAAATGTGTGTAGACAGTCTATTGCAGTCTATTATTATACTAAAAATAATCACGGAGATCTTGATTTTGAAGGAGATTCAGAACACAGTACACTATGGTATCCAGATATTAGAGTGTAAATAGACACTTTCACTGAAACAACTTGAAGAAACTAATGCCTCCAAGAAAACATCTTCCTGAAGCCCCAGTGATTTTTTCACTTAGACTTCCTTCTGAAGAAAATGTGCCTGTTCCTGCTGGAACGATGATAACCTTTGCAGATGTGATTCAAAACGCATGGTCTGAACCTACACAAACTACAACCAATTACGCAGATATTCTGTCAACTGTAGAAACATCACGAGTTGCTGAGAGATTTAGTACAGAAACTATGAAAGATATTCTGTCACGAACACGAACACCAACGTATGGTCCTACTTCTGCATGTATGTGGTGCTGTCATCCTTTTCCATGGAAGGCAAGTGTTCTGCCAGTGAGTTATGACGCTTATGAAAACATGTATACTTGTGAAGGTCATTACTGTTCCCCCGAATGTGCTCTTTCATATTTGTATAATGATATTGCCTTGTCAGACGTAAGCCGATGGAGTCGTCATGCATTGTTATCTGATCTATATAGATCTTTGTATTCCAATAAAATACTTACTCCAGCTCCTCATCGTCATATGCTTCGAATGTTTGGTGGACCCTTAGACATTGAACAGTTTCGTGAATACGTTGCGAATAGTGAAGACATGGTTGCCGTTCAACTTCCTCCTCTTCGTCTTCATGTTCCTTCTATGAACGTTCAAGGTCCTATTCGAGATGTCAAGAAGTTTGTGAGTTTGTCTCAAGAAACAGTGGACAAAGCCTCCAAGGAGCTCAGATTAAGACGAACAAAACC